TAAAATGGCATTTCAAATTCTATCACATCTCCTGCGTGGATTAAACTATTGCCTGGCACTATCAATGACAGTAACCCTTGTTGCAATAATCCTCTTTGAGATATGGATTGTTGCGTTAAATTCTTATGACTATCCTTATCAATGGATATGCCATAGGTATTTGATGTACTACATTTAAGATGAACAACGGAATCATATTCTTCTGCAATGTATTTTTTATTACCATCAAACGTTGCTTTAGGTAATGGCATTGGTGTATTATAATGTGGACTACGTACATCTTTAGATTCAGTATTAAAATGGTCATACCAATCTTTAATATAATTAAATTTATTTGTCGTAATGGTTTTATAAAAGGGATCAAATTCTATTAACTTACTTGAATAAGCACCGTAACTTATATTGTCCAATATATTAACTGAATCATCTAATCGCCAATCTTCAACTTGGTGCATTCCTTTATGAATCTCTATCACACCAGTTCTTGGATTACGTATGTTTTTAATAGATGGACTGTACCACCATTTTGTTGGTCTAGCCGTAACTCCATCTACTGCCAATAAAGATTCAATACTTCTATAATGGAATCCTTCTGGTGTTTCAAAGAATAGATAACCTGAATTATTATATTTTTTTGATTCACTTTTCTTTCCTAATAAATTAATTGCCTGTACAGGACTACAATTAGGTATCACCATTTTAGTCTTCGTCTTTGTTGGTTCAACAAACAACCTCTTTTTACTATTAAGAAAAAACTTACTTTTAACTATATCCTCAACTCCCAATTCAGGATTACCATTATAAACCTTTGTTACCTTTCTCATTGAATCATAATATGCTTCTTTTGAGCAAAAATGTATATCGTACATCAATACTTTATTTGCTGATTGGTCTTCTTTGACTGTTTCTATTTTGTAAATGTAGAATGGATCACCTGTAGGAGCAACGGCATTTACTCCGCTAACACCTGGGGTATTAAATCTTAAATGTAATCTTTCTAAACCTGTGATAGGTAATAATGTACGTATATCATTTGCGTCATAAAGTTGTATGACACCTTCCATAAATGGATTCTCAATGTTTTCAGTTAATGATATTGTAGCAATTATACCTCTAATATCTATTCTAAATGGTTGTTCACCATCAACCAATCTGTAAGATAATATTTCTGCTTTGGTTAAAGTATAATCACCTGGACGTATTATTCTATTATCGTTTGCCATATCATTATCTTATCAAACTTCTAAATTCTTCAACAAAAGTTCCAACATATGTCGTATCTAATATTTTAATTAATCTTTTCTTATTCTGTATTCTCATTTCATATTCAAAATTAGTAACTGGACCTGCACCTGTGTCCGTTGAATTGCACTCTATCATATGGGAATAATCTTCAGGTCCATTACCTATTTGTCTACCACTTGATTGTACTTTTTCATAATGATGTATTGCGCCTGGATCATCATATTTGTCATTAACAAATTCATTAAATGCAATACTAGAGAGTGGCCAATCGTAATAGATATTTGTAATATCATTTAACAATAAAATAATCCAATGATAATTTGAATTGCCATATACTTTATATGCTAAACTTTCAGGAGTTTCGCCATCTTTTACCTCATACTTATCTAACAATGGTACGTTATCTTTTATTTTATTTTTTACTTTTATTCTTCTGAATATATCAGGCACAACCTTATAATTATTATTGCCTTTTATATCATAGACTAATTTTGGAAATTGAGCAAAATACATATTAGTAACCTTTTTCCATTTTATCTTTAGTCATATATTCTAATTCTTTAAATGTTAAATTTATTTGATAACTTACTGGAGAATTATCTTCAAAGAATTTAGGATTGCCGTCTGGATTATAACTAACTTCACAATCTGATAATGCACATCTTGATATTTTATTTAATTTTTCATTTACTCCATCTTTACATAGATAATGTATTTCAAATTCAGATGGTATTCTAAACATCCTACCATAGTAATCTTCATCTGTTATTGGGTGCATATGATATTTAAATAATTTAATTATATTTTGTACTCTATGAGATTCATCCTGGGTTCTAGGCCAAAATTTAAAACTATATTGAAATTGTCTAAATTGTGGTCCTTCATAATACATTTCTGCTCGTGGGTTGATTGCCATACCAAATGCCTTTGATGTTAATTTAAATGCGTCACCACCCCCAAAACCTGCTAAAAGTTCACCTCCTTGTTTCTTAATAAATCCTGTAGCAGCACCGATACCACCTTTGATTGCTTCACCAAACATTTCTCCAACAGTACCCGCTTTTTTCACACCTTTAATTACTTCTGCTATATCACCTGCCAGTTCAGCGTCATCTGTTTCCCAAGTTGCCTTGTATGATACCTTAACATCTGGTGGCATATACAATGCAATCGCCGAAGTTACAATCTGACCATCTGGTACTTCCGTTAATACTGTATTATCTAAAGCAACTTGTTGTACAGCATACTTAACTTTGTTAGTACCTTTTCCTTGGGTATATTGTGTTCTTAAATTAGTTGACCTTGTACTTGTATATGTGCCAATACCTGTAGTTCCAAATTTGCTGGATAACGCTGGTGAACCTATTGGTTTATTTTCTTGAGCATTATATTTAATATCACCTTCGCCAGTATCACCTGTTACAAGACCTAATGATTTTGAATATGCTAAATCCATACTTGCTTCTTTATCACTAACCATTCTATTTGTTAATGTAAAAAATAGTATGTAGTGACCTAGTTCAGCACTACCAAGGTCTGCTGGGTATTGTATGTTTTCAAACCCTAAAGGGTCTGCTGTTATACGCTCTATTGGTGTAGGTGGTATTTCAAATGGTGAGGCATTTATTTGTAGTTGTTTAGGCATTCCAGAATTATTACCACTATTCTTGTTGAGATTGAGCATTCCGCCAAGAGCGGTGTTAGTAACAAAGTTTGCTACACCATTTCTTATGAATTCTGATATTTTTGTCATTTGTATATTTAGGTCCTTGTTATAAATACTTCTAATATTTATATGATTTATAGGTAATATATGAGAAAGAGTTACAAAGGAATTTACAGACCAACGTACCCTAGAAAGTATGTAGGCAACCCTAATATGATAGTGTATAGGTCACTATTAGAGCGTAGGTTTATGCACTATTGCGACCAAAATCCTGATGTTTTAGTTTGGGCAAGTGAAGAGTTACCTATCAGATACTATAATCCATTAGACAAGAAATTTCATAGATACTTTCCAGACTTTATCATTAAAACAATAAAGAATAAAAAGTATATGATTGAAATTAAACCATCAAGACAAACTGTTAAACCTAAAAAACCTAAAATAAAGACAAAAGCATTTATGCGTGAGTCATTTAACTACATTAAAAATAAGGCAAAATGGCAAGCAGCCAGAGCATATTGTGTAAATAATAATATGGAGTTTAAGTTACTTACTGAAAAGAATTTAGGTCTTAAATACTAAATGATGTGCCACAACCACAAGAGGATTTGGCTTTAGGGTTATTGAATACAAAATTAGAACCAAATAAATCGTTTTTATAATCTAATTGCATACCTAATAGATACATTTCATATACTTTATCTACTAATAATATACCATCAACAAGAATATCATCTGGTTTAGATTCATTTTCAAACGACCAATCATACCCAAACCCAGCACAACCACCACCCTTTACAGATAGTCTAACAAATACTTTTCTATTTGTATTGGTTAATTCTGTTAATCTATTTTTTGCGTTTTCTAGTATTGTTATCATTTAATAGGCACCAACCTGGCGCATAGATGGTGGTAGCAAAGAATTTGGTTTATTAACATCTGGTTGATGTCTACCTGTTCCAAAAATAGTACCTGTATAATTTACTACATTATTTTTCTTTGCATTACTTTGATTAACAATAGTAGAGGCATCAATATTTTGTGGATAACTTCGGTTGTTCTCCATCAACTTCCACTTTCTACCTATTTTTTCAATTTGTACATTTAACGACTGATAATAAAGAGTTAAAAAATCTTCTAGTCCTAACAATTTAATTTGTTTCTCATAATCAAAGTCCTTACCAAGTCGCATACCTACATCACGGTCTAACTCTTTTTTCAATATCCTCATAGTATGCATTTCTTGTTCCATCGCTTGTAATTTTTCCCAATTCTCGGGACTCATAGTCGCCTTTAGACTATATGGAGCAGCTTCTCCTTCTTTTATACCGTGTTTATATCCTAAATCACTTAAAAATTTCATTCTTTCTGCTTCCAAACCTGCCAAACCTGAAATTGATTCATATCTTGGCATAAAATTCATTTTCCTTAAAACTTCCATTTCATCCGATGAACCTTCTGTCTTCCCTTGTATAATATCATTTACATAGGATGCTGTCTTTTTCTGATTTTGCTGATTTTCTGTATGTATTTCCATACTCATTTTTTGGATTTGATTCTTATGAGCACTCAATAATTTTGAAAATTCAGCACTTTTTTCAGGACCAAATGCTTGTGATTGTATCAAATATTCCATATCATTTAAAAAATCCATATGTTCGGAAGCTCTATGTTTATCTGATAGAACATCTTTCAATCCTTTATTTGATAAGTTAAGAAGATTATCAGCAATACCTTCTATAATCATTGCATTTCTAGGGTCTACTTCTTTTTTCTTTTTAATATTAGATACCATATCACCACTTGTTATATTCGCTTTTTGCATATCGGTTAAATCAATGCCTACGGTACCTGCTAATGATGGAAACATCCTAGCAAACCAATGTGATTTTTGTTCTTTTAATCTCTTCTCAAATTCATCTTGAGTCAACTTACCAAATTCATCTAAATCATCAAGTACAGATATTTTATACTCACCTATTTTACCAGCCAACCATTTTATTCCTACACCTAATGCGACACCAATTCCAACTGTTAACACAACTGGCCAAGCGGCAAGCATACCACCTAATGTTGCAATTGCACCACCTTTCGCCCCAACCATTGTTAATATTGAACCTATACCAAATGTGGCAGCAACACCTGACAAAGAGGCAGCACCCCAATCAAAACCAGATACGTCTTTAAAATTTTTCTTACCAGTTAAATATTCTATTACACTAAACATACCTGTAGCAGCAACTGCTATCAACGCACCTGGTAAAGTTCTTGTCATCATAAATCCAAATATACTCATAGGTATATATTTACTAAATGCTTGTTCAGTCATTGAGCCTTCTTCTGCACCTATCTTTTTAACTATTGCGTCACCTATCATCTTAGCAACTATAGCATAGAACCCACCTCTTAATAATGTACCACCAAATTTAACTAAAAATGCTTTGGCAGTTGTCATCCAACTACCAACACCAGTAATAAAGAGAGCAGATAAAAATGGATTTTTAGCAATCCATCCTAATAAACCTCCACCTTCGTTATCACCTACTTCCCCAGCAGTTTCATCTATAGATTTACCAGTTCCACCTTTAAATTTAGCTTTTTTAAATTGGTCTTTTCTTTCTTCTCTTAATCTCCTAGCCTCATTTTCATCAAATTTTAATTGAGCAGCAAGCACTTCCCAAATTTCAGTTAGTTTCTCTACTGCTGTGGTCTGTAATTTTTTGATATTGTCTAGTATGCCTGTGGCACCTTCTGATTGTGTATCAGTAGTTGCTTTAGCAGTTCCTCTCAACCCAATAAGAGTTGCGCCTACTTTAGATTGTATATTATTTGCTATTAACTCTACGTTATCAGCAACTACTACCGATTCTGCCATTGATTATCCTATTAGATACTATCCATTATTGCTTTAACAAAGTCAGCATTTGCTTTCTTTGTTTTATCACAAATAGTTCCTGCTGTATTAACAGTTTCATTACATAGTTCTTTTGAAACTTCAATACACCATCTTTTTATTGCGTTTATCATTATTCGTCCTTCTTATGTTTGCCTAGAATTTCTACAATTTCCCACGAACCATCATTATAATGATGTACTCTTGCGTCAACTAAATCACACATAAATGCTAAACTTTCTCCGTCTATCTTGTAAGTGATACCATTTATTTCTACACTATCTGTTTCTTCAGATTTGTTTCTCCACTTTTTCTCTACTTCTCTTTTAGTCTTTAAGCAATCGGACATACTATTTGCACCTTTATGGTCAATTAATGAACCATCTGCAAATACACATACTGCAAATACTACTTCTGGTTTATTGTGTTCGTGGTCAGCACCTTCTACTGGACAAATTTGGTGTCCATCATCTCCGCAACCTGTACAATCTGCATTGGCTCTTGTACTATGCAATACTACACCAAATACTATTGCAATTAAAAATAAACCTGCTAAAATCTTTAATAACCATTTAGTATCACCGTTTCTAAATCCTATCATATCGTATAATTTTTTAAACATAGTTCTCCCTATCTTATTGGTGGTACGTACATTACGCCACCGTTTTTCCAAAGATTATTTAATCCTCGTTCTAATGCAAGTGGAGTATTAGGTCCTACATTTCTCTCAAATGATTCCCCATAGTTTCCTACTTGTTTGATAATATTATAACCAAATTTCATACCAAGTCCTAACATAGGACCGATATAACCTTCAACACCTAATATTCTTTTAACTTCTTTATTCTTTGAAGTTAACATTAAATCTACATTGTACATTGTAATACCTGCCTCTTCAGCATTTATCATAATGAAATGTGTCCATCTTATTACATCTTCCCACTCTTGGTCGCCTTGTCTTACAAGTGGACCTAATGGTTCTTTAGATATAATTTCAGGTAATACTAACCATTTACTAGGGTCTTCTGCACCTGCTCTAGCACTTGCTAAACCAGAAGCGTCTGTTGTGAATACATCACAATCACCATTAAATAGTTTTGCCTTTGCGTCTTTATTACCTTCAACATATACTGGCACATATGCCATATTTTGTTCTGCAAAGTAATCATTTAAATTTAATTCACTTGTAGTTTCTTTTGTAATACATACATACGCACCATCTAATTCTGTAGCGGTTTTAATATCTAAATCAGTAGGTATCAAGAATCCTTGTCCATCATAATAGTTAACACCTGCAAATTCAAACATCAAGTTAACATCACGACTAATTGTCCACGTTGTATTTCTTGCAAGTACATCAATATTGCCAGACGCCAATGTTGGAAATCTTTGACTAGCATTTAATCCTACAAATTCTACTTTACTTGCGTCACCAAATATACCAGCGGCAACTGCCTTACAGAAATCTACATCTAAACCACTCCAGTTTCCTGCGTCATCTTGAGCAGAAAATCCTGGTAGACCTGCATTAACTCCACAAATAACATAACCTCTTTCTTGTACGGTTTTTAAGAGACCGACTTCTTGTTCTATTTTAATACTCTTTGTTGTATTACAACCTACTAAAAATAGAGCAACTAATAAACTCATTAATATTTTTTTCATATCATCTATCCTATTGCGTTAATACTTTAGTCTTTTTTTCTTTTTTCTTTTCTGTTAAAGACTTCGCCGTGCCACCTAGTTTTAAACTACCAGATTGGTCAGGCATTTTGTTTTTTATACTGACAATGTTGCCATCTTTATCTATTTCTGCCATAGATGGTCCACAAATAACTCTACGACCATCTTTCATTTTTTCTATTTTTCTTTTGTCTTTAAGACAATCCATCAGTCCATCATACTTAACAAATTCGCTTGAAGTATTGGTCACAATAAACATTGTGATGATGGTCACTAGTGTTGTTGCGTCCATATCTTATCCTCCTGTATTTCCGTTTTTGACACTTCTTATTTTGTCCTTTAATTTCTCTACGTCTGCTAGAACCTTCTCCATATCTTTCTGCAACCTCTCAATGTTAACTGCATTGTTCATCATATTCTGTAAATCTTTTTGGATTTGTTCTACTTGTCCACTTAAAAATTCAATCAACATAAATTGCTCGGAATCAGCAGGCGGTGAACCTAAATCACCTCTCGGCCACTTGATCCTAAATTCGTTGTTCTTCTCTATATCAGCAACTAGAGCTGTTTCTGCTTGTGTTAAATCTTTTTCTAATAATGTTGTATTAGTTTCCAATTTATTCAATCGCTCAATCACACCGAAATATGCCCACACGCCAACGGCAACGGCACCGATTATAGCAATTAAGTTCTTCATAGGCATACTTACTGCCGTTTGGTCTGATATATCTAATCTATTTTTTGCCATAACTATTTCTTTTTAGGTAACTTCGCACCTGGTTTGCCAACATATAATCCAAAGAAGGCAGCACCAGCACCAACTATAGTTGATATGTACATTGCCTGTGAATTGGTTGGGTCTGGTAATTGCATAAACCAAGTTACTGATTTATAGAAGGCATAGATATATGCCAACATTACCATTCTAGGTATAACCCTAAATTTGTCTAATAGACCTGCTGTCTTATTATACCAAGTAGCAGCGTCTTCTCCTTCATCAGGAACAAGGTCGCTTTTCTTTAGTTCATACTCTTCAGTTGTCTTTTTTACTTTTATTAAATCGTCTGCCATATAATTCCTCTACTATTTACCTGCGTTTCTCAACGCCATCTTATCATTTTCTTGTTTTATATAGTTTGATAACAAATTCACATATATTTCCCTCTCCCAAGGCAGCATAAGTTCTAGTTCAGATAATGAATATTTATGATGTTGCATTAATGCAAAATTCACTTGATAGTAATTCTCTAAACTTTCGTGAGAGAGGGCAATACGAAAAAATCCGTTAACCCTTGCAAAGTCACTAAACTCTTGACCTTTGTCTTCGGGTTCTCTAATTCTATCTCTTGCTTTAATTTAGGCATAGTATCAAAAAAAGTATTAATCTTTTTGTATGTTTTTGCGTCTAAACTCTCTATAAACTTGTTTAATTCTTCCTTGGTATAATCTGCAGGTGAATGCATTTTATCGCCTTCGTATATTTGATGTATTGAATTTGCTAACATATCAAATAATTGTGCTGTCTTCATACCTTTGACACTCAACTTTGGATCAACTGTATTGATTGTAGGATAACTCATAATAATCCCAATCTTTTTCGTTTCATCAATCACAATCTTATTTGTATGACCATCATCAACGTGTACCTCAACTTTAGATAAATCTATTTCTTTTTCAACATAAGTTTCTCTATCATCTGGACACAACAATTTAACTGTTGCTTTTTCTCCAACTGATTTTGCCCTTATTTGTAAAAAAATATATTCTAAATCAAAGGTAGGCAATGTATCAACATCTATAAAACCAAATGTACAAGTATGTACTATTTGTTTCAATGCGTCAATCAAAGCCTTATTGTCTTCTGATTCCATCGCTTGCAACAAAATTTTCTCTTCTTTTACAAGAAAAGGTCTGTACTTAACTTTCACATTTTTAGATGGTAAAGTCAACTCAAATGTCGCTGTTTCTAATATCGGCAATGCCATAATTTACTCCTTTTTTATTATATTATATTATATTAAAAGAACGGTGGAAAACTCTTTCCATATGGTGGAAATACTCTTCCTCCTGTTGCTCTTCCAATTGGTATATCTCTTCTAATTTTATTAGCTATATCTCTACCTGCACGTCTTAACTCTGGTGGTAATTTAGAAATCATACCCATAAGACCTTTCGTGCTATCAGTAGTAGTGTGTGGCATACCTGCTTCGGTCTTACCAATATTTGATTTACCCATTTGGTCTAATGTTAAATTTTCCCAAGTTCTAAATGCAAATGATATAGGCATTTCCATAGGTATCATATCGTCTGTTAATGCTTGATATTGTACCTCACCAATTGTTTCTGGATATACTTCGTGCAATCTTATTGCATAGGTAATTCTTAAATTGTCTGACATTCCTGCCCTATTTTCAGGAGTTTCCTTATCTTCTTTATACATACCCAACTGATAAATGTCCATAGAACCTATATAACTATCATAGTAAGTTAAATCGTGAGTTTTAGAATTAAACATTAAATTTTGCCACTCCTCAAAAAACGCCCTTTGTCTTAAATACTTATCCCCCATAAATGTACACTCAATCTTTGAATTAAAATGATATGCTTGAGGCATTTGTCTACCAGGTCCATAAGTTACAACATTTTCTGATTTAATATCTCTTGATGGCAACGTTGCTTTAGAACAAAATAACTCCACATTTCTATTCATTTCATCCATATGATAATTACTGCCGTACTTACCAGTACTTCCTTGATAATCAGCAGTTTCAAGATGGTCAATATCTTTATCAATTTTTACTTTAAATTTTGGTGGAAAAAATCTAACTAAAAATCTATTTGCTCTAGCAATACCTTCACCCTTTGATATAGCAGACATAAATCTATTAATGGAACTTACGCTTCTATTTCCAGAAATAAATTTTTCTTTTAATCTTTTATCGCCTTCAACGTCATCTAATGACTTATCTCTTGGAAGTCCTACTCGGATATCAAAATTACCGATACGTTTCCCTGCTCTAAATATTGCCATTTCTATTTCCTATCCTTTGGGTGTCTGCCCATATAATGTTCGGATGGTTCGTAGTTCCATCTATGTCCGTGGTGTCCTCTAACGTCAGCATACCACATCCTGATTTTAACTATCAAAACTCTCCATAATGTTCTCTTTGCCATTTTACTATCAGATTGCTCTCCTACTGTCTGCCCATACTCTACTTGCTGGTGCTTTGCGAAATTGCTGAATAGGCAGATAAACAGCAATAGCCATTTCGTCTGCGTCTATTCTTAAAAAGTTTGACCTTACGTGTCGCCACAAATATTTCTTAATCGTTGGTTGTATCATAGGTATATTTTTAAGTGTAGAATATGTTGCCATTATTCTTGTTGTACTATCAAATTGTGTATTACTAGCATATTTTTGTATGTCTTGTAATAATCTAAATCTCATTATATATGGTAAATAGTGAAAATTTAACCCTACAAACCCACCTTTAAATGTATCTACTGGTAAAACTAATGGGAATAAATCATAATATGGTAATTTATCTTTAGTTTTAGGGTCATAAAAATACATATTCAAACGTCCTGCACTAGGTCTTTGATTTAGTTTTCCACTTCTCATAAGAGCAGTACGAGTCGCCTTACGTGCTATACTTTGGACAGCATTTCTATACCATTGTGCTGACTTTAGTACACCTTTTTGTCTATCTACTATGGGTCCAAATATATTTGCCATACTACTATTTATAATGAAAAAGGGCACCTATTACTAGGTGCCCTTGAAGTTTTAACGTTTTTTGAGAGAGAAAGGTTTACTCTTCGTCTGCCAATTTACTAAAATAAGACAACGTATCGTCTTCCTCACTAGCAGGTTTAGAGTTCACAACGTTAGTACTTTTCACCTTGCCATTGACCTGTTGTGGGAGGTCAACTGTTTCAACAGTTTCGGTGCTTCGTGTACCCATAATTATCCTATTCAGTTTCTCTTTGAGTTCCTCATAAGATTTAAAATTACTAGGGTCCACAAATGGTTTCAAAGGATACTGTTTCGCCCATATCGCTTTTATAGCAGCGTCATCACTTGCTACTGGCGTAACACCTTCAAATTCAGATTTGTCGTAGTTCCAATAGCCATCAACTTTTCTAATTTTTAGTTTAAAGTTTGCACCTTTCCAAAAATCAAATGGGTTGATTGCCTTTTCATCCGCAAATTGAGGTTGCATTGCTTCTGATATCTTATCAAATATCTTTTTACCAAATTTGTATAAGAAAACTTTGCCTTCATTTTCGGGATGTTTTGGATCACTAACAATATAGATGTTAGAATAGTATGATAATTTTCTTTTTCTCTTACGAGCAATATCCTTATCACTATCTACACCTGTATTCCATAATCTAGTATTATCTTCACTAACTGGATCTTTAGTATTTAAAGTTGTTAATGAATTTTCAATGTACCAACCACCTTTGTCTTGAAATGCGTGTGACCATACTCTTTGCCAAGGCATTTCTTCGTTGTTAGACGCAGGTAAAAATCTAATAACAGCATAACCGTTACCAGTTTTATCTAACTCTGGTTTCCAAAGTCTATCGTCTTGATACTTGTTTTTGTTTGCTTGATCCTCGGGACCGAGGTTCTTTTCAAGTGCCTTTGTAATCTTATCAAAGTTACTTGATGATGATTTTAATGTTTCAAAATCCATATGTATTCTCCTTTTGTATTAACATATTCGTTGTATTTGTGTAGGCTATATAATCGCCTTCATTATTATTTATACACTCACTATGTCTAATATAACATAATTAGAGCATAGAGTCAAGTGTGGTATAATCTATGTACTTCAGGTTAGGTATGCCTTTCCATTCTTCAATAGGTCCATTGACCTTATCCCTGCCATCATTATATCTATTGACCTTATAAAAATGTATGTCTGGATACCATTGGAACATAGTTCTCCATTGATTGATCCAATTCAACCCTGGTGTTGGACTGTTATCTTTTGCTGTATAATGCTTACTACTCTTGTAGATATTATTAATCTTCTCATTATGACTATGTAAATCGTGTCCTATTAGGTACACTTCACAAGGATTCTCTTTCTTAACTGCAACTAAACCAGCACTTGCCCCACACGCCCAACCGTGGTCTCTAGGTTCGCATATATCATCTAATGAGTGTGAATAGTCTGGTTCTTTTATCCAACTAACTTTAATTTGAGCTTGGTCAACTTTCCTTTTAAGTACTGCACCATCTGTCAATACACTTACTACACCTTTTAAATTAGAACCGTGTAAAACATATTCTTTACTATCACCACGTCCATTGGTTATAACAGCACCTTGTTCTATTGCTTTATCTAATTCTTCTTTAGGTAAACCATCTTGTATTATTGCGTCATATGTATGAGCAGGCACTTTAGTCCAATTTCTAAAATAACAAGGTATCTTTTGTGCCATACCTGCGTGATATATTTCGTGTATCATTCCGTGGTCTACACCAGTTAACACATCACATAAATTAGGGTGGTCTCTATAAATGGCATTGCAACCATATATCTTACCAAATTCTTTATACTTTAATAAATCTATACCTATTCTACTCTCACCGTTACCGATACAGAATACTCTACTAGACCTTTTTTCTTCTTTAATTTCTTTTGCCAAGTCTTCAACGTCTTCAGATATTATCATTTGTAGTCTTTTCTATTTTAAAAAAGAAAGATAATGTTAATCTTTCTTTAAAGGTATAATCTAAACAAGGAGAGTGGTATCTACCACCGTGATATAAAACTAGTCTATTTGGAACAGCACTTATATAAATGTCTGGCACTCTCTCCATTTGATTATTAAAAAATGCCGTACCACCATCATATGCCTGGTCAAAGTACATCATACCTGCTATTAAAGGTTCTTCTTTTTCACCTGCTGGATAGTCCCTATGTACAAGACCATATTTACCAAAGTTTTGTGGAGATTGTTTTATTTCACTCAATATAATCTTTCTAGCAACTGTCCTGAAATCAGTAATTTTAGTTTGTAGTATACCTTCTATTTTATTTGTGATGTAATCGTTCTCTTTATCATATTGATTTTCATAACAAGGATACGCCTGCAATCTATTACCATAATACCCACTTCCTGGTTGATGTTGTGCTTCATAGTTCAACCTATCTAAATCTGATTTAATATTAGTATACTTTTCTTTTGTGAAGAAATTATAATGAATTGATATTCCACCATTTAAAATATAATCAATCATTTAAATATATTACCTTGCACATTTAAGTAATTAAAGTTTATATTAACTCTTCTTGTATCGTTTGTTGTGCTTGTACTAGTATGGTCAATACTTGGATCAAATAGTATTGCTCTATTTGCAACACTATCAATTTTCTTATCTCCTATCCTTGTATATCCATTGCAAGTGTTCAAAGCAAACAGACACCCCACACAAGGAAAAGGATAATCTCGGTGCATACCGTGTTCAATAAGCTTACCTTGATTAGGAAATGAATTTACTTTTACTCTTAATAAAGTTTCCATCTTAATATTTGGATCTTTAAATTCTTGTAATTTACGTAAAACTGGATCCATTATTTCCCAAGATGTAGTAAATGTTGGTCTGTCATTGTCATATAACATATGCATATTAAAGAATTGATAACCAATTTTTCCTCTATCAGATGTTCTTACTATTGTGTCATAATAAAACCAAGGAAAGTATTTACCCATTACCTTTTCTTCTAATACATCAAAATCTTCTTTATATAAAAAATTATCTATTACTATTGTTTTCATTTAAAAATAATTAAAGTTTATATTAACTCTTCTTGTATCGTTTGTTGTATTTGTACTGCAATGTGGAATGGTTGAATCAAATAATACTGCTCTATTTGCAACACTATCAACTTTAGTACCATCTTCAAACTTTGTATATCCATTGCAAGTATTTATACTAAATACACACGCCCTACGGTTTAAATTACCCTTACTCCCTAGCAACGGCCAATCTGTATGCATAGTGTGTTCCCTAAATATACCTTGATTAGGATATGAATTTGCTTTTACTCTTACTAAAGAAGTCATACGAATATTTGGATCTTCTAATTTCATTAATTTATCCAAGACTGGATCCATTAATTCAAAAGATGTAGTAAATGTTGGTCTGTCATTGTCATATAACATATGCGTTACATAAAATGTCATATCTTTCATATATTCTTCTTCTAGTATTATTTCATTATAATGAAACCAAGGAAAGTATCTACCCATTATCTTTATATGTAATTCATCAAAATCTTTTTTATCTAAAAAATTATCTATGACTATTGGTTGCATATAATCTCCATTGCCTCTAGTATCTCTTGTACAGTCCACGTACCATTTATTTTCTTATTAAGATTTGAGTTCACTAGTTATAATCTCTTTCATTACTAATTTAGCTTTCGTCTTGTTAAATGATATAAATGGTTTCATTTTCCGCAATTTTCTGGACATATCAGTCCACACAACTTTTTCCGTAACTTGTTTATCCCAGTCTTTAATAAAACCAAGGACTGAATCAAGTATGATGGCGGTTGGGTATGAAACTTTCCGTTGAATAAGTAATCGTAGCATTCGTGGATGTTGCCCATTAACCACCCTAAAGCCATCATCAAAAGAAATGCCCCTCCTGCTAAAGTCATAAACAATACTATTAATACTGCTTCGTAAACTGTAGTCAAAAGACTCAAAATATTTTCTGTACTGAAGGTAGGTTTTGTGTCCATTGTCATTTAATAAATTCCCTATCCATTTCTTACTATCGTCAATAAAATTACTTACAAAGAAATCAAGCACTTCACTTGGACTATATCTTGTAGATAACTTATAGAAGAAGTATCTATCTTTTCTTTTAGTAAATGAATCCAATGTTGCATTTACCTTACCTGTATATTTATGATAGTCATAGGTGTCTGTTGTAAAATGCAACTTAACACCTAGATATATCTTATATACGTCAAATCCTCCATATGCCATACTAATCTATCAAATACTTATAACAAATTGGGAAATGGTCTTTCATATGTCTTGATAACTGGTGAGTGACCATTCTCGTTTCTGCTTGAGCATTACTCTTACTCCTTAAATTACATACTCTACTAAATGCAAATACACTACCTGACCATATCCACTCGGTCATCATACATTGAGGTAGTACCATACGTGCCATTTCTGGTGCAATACCTTCCTCTAACATATCATTGTATGTTTCTGTAGCCACATTTATTAAATGTGTAATATCATATTCTACTTCTTCATCACTTGAACCTTGTTTAATACTCTTCTCTGGTTTCTTTCTCCACATAAAAGGTATATAAAACTCTGGTTTATCTGAAACATATCGTCTACTCACTTCGTTCCAACTTAAACCTACTTGATGTTTAACTAATTGCCTTGCAACAAAGATAGGTGCTTTAATTCTAAATGATAGAAAGGCGTGTGCAAATGGTGACCAATGTCCGTGCAATGCCAAATACTTAATTAACTTGTCATCTTTTTCATCAAGTACATCTTTTCTTTTTGCAAAGGATACTCTAGCAGCATTGACTACTGATAGGTCACTACCTAATTTATCTATAAGTTCTATGTCCATTAAAATAACTTCCCTAGTTTATATACACCCCATAATGCCATAAAGACAAATAATGCACTTAACATCCCACCTTCAAACAAAGCAACTAATGTAACTGTTGCCCACAATGCATAGAACACTAAAGATTTCCAGTTCATAAAGAACCAAACTAATGCTAATCCAATTACTTTTAAATATTCTTTTATCATTACGGTAATACTCCAGGTTTACCACCTTTTAATAAGTTTAACTGTTGTGATTGATGTTGTATTTTTTCTTTGAGTTGTTTTGTAATTAGACGTGCTGTAGTTTCAACTTCAATAGTATTTTCTTCACAATATTTAACAATAGCATCCACATATAACATATCTTTATGCTTCTTTACTATGTCCTCTATGATTAAAGAAAATTCTTTTGAGTTCATTTTATTACTATAACATATTTATTAGCAAATGTAAAGTGTGTAGTTTCTGTTGCCACGTACTACACAACGCCGTTTGCCTATTAACTAGGCAGCAAGAGCATAACTTTCGTTAGCTTTTATGTGTTTGTCCTTTAAAGTAGCAACCTACTATCTAACTCCAGTTAGTTTTGATTGTGAATCGATTCCATATCATCCCCCATAAGCACACTTGAAATCAATGTGTTTATGGTGGAGATGTTGGGAATTGAACCCAAGTGTTCTCCAACTATTATCTAACCTTCAACGTCAAATTCATTATAAACTTATTCCTTGTTTGTTTGGCATAAACTTTAAATCAAATGACTTGTATAACATACAAGATTCCATTCCATTCATTGTTGACATAACTACAAGTGATATTGTATATGTAGGGTCAACATAATAACTTACTATAAAAACTGGTTCACCATCTGGTCTAGCACTATCTCTACCAACAGAAACATTAACCAAAGTCATTTCGTTCTTTTCTATATATGCAAGTACACTTTCACTAGTTCCACATATAACAGGCATTTGTAACCAATATAATTGTCCTTGCAAATTATCTTGTGGCATTTCAGGCAATGGTGATGTTTCCTGCTCCGCCATAGCAAGTGTGCTCATAGTTATGAGTACTGCTCCAAATATTATTGATTTTAACCTTTTTAACATAAGTGACCTCTCGTGGATAATCTCTAGCCACTTTGTTAATGATTTTGCTTGATTTTATCTTTGTTTAGTTCTTCATAGTATTTATAAAAATACTGTATAGATTTTTCTAGTTTTGGCTCAAATATTTTTTTATCTTTGACAAAAGAACGCATTGTGCCGTCTTCACCTGCCATTAGTATAACTAATTGTTCTATGCGTTTGCCAAATAGCTCTTCATACATAATTGCATAGGCAGTTGTTTGGACAAAATAGTTTTCTATCCAATCTTCTTTACGTTCCTTATTTGCTGTCTTGAAATCTATTACTGATAACTTACCATTGTACTCAGCAACACAATCAACTTGACCTGCAATGGTCAATTTATGACTGTACATAATTTCTTCTAGTAAATGTATGTTATTAATTTGTGCTAAATATGGCAACATCAATCTAAACATACCTAATGGCAACACATCACGAATACTTGGAGTTTCACCTCTTAAATATTGTTCAACAAGTGTATGAGTTGCTTTGCCTCTACGTGCCGCTCTACCCATTTCCCAATTGGCTGCTTCTTCACCAACTGCTTTTCTCCACTTATCTAATCCTTCTTTTTTCTGTACACCTAAAACTGTAGTGATAGATGGATAGTTCTTACCATCAATATCATAGAAACGGAAACCGTTTATACGTCTACCTTTTGTTTTTGGAAGTTTTGTCTTATCAATATTAATCCAAGTAAATTTATCTGCCATTATTTGTTCCTCAATTTCTTTCTTAATACACTAATTCGGTGTTTGATACCATCTATTGTTGTGTACATCCATCCACAATCGTGTGGTTCAATTTGAGTTCTGAACCACTTGATTGTATCTTTTAATACTTCAATCTGTTTTTTTATACTCATAATCATATAATAACATTATATTGCCAATTTGTCAATGCTTATTACGTACCCTTTTGAGCGTACATATCAATGATTTTATTACGTTCATTGACCCTATCATTATCAATAATTTTAACCTCTCAACTAGGGTCGTATGGCTCATATATCGTCTTACCATCACTATTTCTATATGCTCTTAATATCTGCTTTCTATTGTCTTCAGCATTCTTATATGAGCAATGGATCCAACCGCTATTCGGTTCATCCACATTGTGGTACTCTAATATCAACTGGTCAAAATCTAAATTGTCAATGATGTATTTTGCTAGTTCAGCATTTGGTAACCCAAATATTTCAAAATCAGCGGCTTGCCCTTTGGCGTGCTGTGATTTTAAACTTGAACCTATCTTAACACATAACTCTGGTGAACGGTACCCACTTGATACTGATACTACTTTACCATAATGTGTTCTAATAGGTTGTAGTATATTCTCACACAATTCTTTTAAATTATCTTGGTGGTCTTCACTAGGATTATTACTAATGCCGTGTCTTTCAGCGGTTTGGCTTTTAACCATCTCCGATAATGAAAAGTTTTCTGTTAATCTCATCTATTATCCTCTTGTTAACTTTAATAGTTTCTCTATTTGACCTTTTATAATTGGACCCCTATTCGGCCAATGTATATAAGGTTCATCACTCTTTTGTAAATTATATAAAAACGGTAACACAATCTTTTCAATGTCTTTAAACCTTGCTTTAGTTTCTTCATCACTAATCTCTTTTGTTATCGTTTCTTTATCGTTCACTATTTGCATAATTTCGTTCATCATACTTTTAATAGTAGAAACATCTGACTTAACTTTAGATAGTTCTATGTTTGTACCTTCTACTACTTTAGGATCAATGCTTGGTGTGTCTGATGGTTTAGATGATACTGGAGTAAAACCCCAATCGTTATCTAAATCAAATCCACGCATAAAATCAGGTATATCTTTGTCTGCCATTAATCTGGTACTCCGTGTTCTTTTTTGTTTATTAGTCTATGTTTAGCTCTTATTTGTTCTGTTTTAATTTCTTTTATGCCTCTACGTCTATGGTGTTTTGCAAAATTACTATTTGGGTGTGCTTCTGCAATCTTGCTATAAACATCTTTGAATCCTTGGTCGGTCTTATGAGTTATCCCTTGAACACCAGATACTATATTTAGGGGAAATAAGACTTGTCTAACGTGTGGGTTCTTCTCTAACAGTTCTTCCATTTCTGCAATCATCATAAAGTCTACCCATTGTTTACCTGTCTTCGTATTTTCAAACGTATATCTAGGCATTGAGATATCTCTTCTTGTACCATTTATAAAAAGGTTTGTCAGAAAAGTACTCAAATACTGCCGAGGCAGGTACTTGGTCACTTCTGATACAATCAGCGATATCTTGATATTCAGTTTTCTTAATTTTTAATTTCATATTTCTTTTTTAGTTTGTTATAGTCTGACTCACTACTTATTCCGAATTCATCATCTGCTGCCCCAAAATTATAATACTTCTTTATCATAGGAGCAATCGTACCTTTTTGACGACCTCCTTTATTTCTATGTATACGTCTAGGAGTTCTATTACTAGACATATTTTTTTTAGATGTCATTTAGAGTTTCAATAATCTCTTTATTATCTGCTATGACTTTTAATTCTTTAACAACTGTATCAACTGAATCCATATGCGTTGCAACACCAACTGGATTATTTAAAAATATATCCACGTTTGTCTTTGCTTTTGCAATATTACCTTCAGCGTGTTGTCTAATTGCGTCTACTATTTTTTGTTTCATTAATGATATGTCACCTTTTCTGTTTTATATTTACTTCTTAACTTCTTCCACACTCCGTGCCAAAAGTTCTTTGACCAGTCTGTTACTGACCTGTCTAATGCTTTTTCTGCTTGTTTAATCATCCTATCAGCACATCTAGGGCAAGCGTATAAATGTGTATTCATAAGTACCATAATATCACTTTTTTTCATTATTGTCAATGCTTGTATTAGTTGGTGGATGTATTTTTACATCTTTACAAATATACTCTATACCTTCTTTTAATGCTCTACTAACTTTACACTCATAACCAGTTATACGTGATAACACAAAATCGTTAGTTGTTGGTAAATCAGCTAAACTTAATGTAAAATCTGCACCTGTCTTTATTACAGACATAACTTTATATTCAGAATATGTACCAGCACTTGTTGCTAAAAACGCTGGTGCTGTTGCTCCACACGCATTTAAAAGTAATAGTGATAATAGTATTGCTATCTTTTTCATTTCTTAACTCCCGATTCTAAATAAGGTTTTTCCTTTGGTTCATTCCATTCCATTATCTGGTCTAGTTTGATTCTTATCTCATCTGGATCTAAACCTAATTTCATTAACTCTTCTGTACCCATACTCTTAAAAAAATCTTCATAATCTCTATTCTTTAAATCTCTCTTACCTAATTTACTAAAAAATGTTTTATAAAATCTTTGCTTATCTCGGAGACCTTGCGATATAGTTTTCGCTCTAGTCGCCTCCCTTTGCCAATTAATCTCTTTTTCTTTCTTCTTATTCTTCGCTTCATTTGCTAATTTTCTTTCCCTTATTGATATGTTAGCAGCAATCAATAACAATACTGCTAATGGGTCAAATACAAATATTAATACAATAATAATCCATCTAACTGCCTCGTCAAAATGGTCTTTTGCGTCATCACCATATATCAGTTCTGCAACATATTTAAGTGGACCAACATCTGCTTCTATCTTTAGTTGGTCTAGTTCTATATTACCTTTCTTTAATGTCAATTGTGCAATCTTATCCATTGCAACTCTTATTTCATTATTTAAAAAATCTCTTTCTTCTTTCTGCTTTTTTCTTTCTTTAAGACCTCTACTAACATATTCTTTATCTAGGTAAACCTCTAATGCTTTGTCTAATAGGTTTAAAGTTTTTTCTGCTCTATCTATAACAACGTTTTCTTGTAAAATCTGCCTATCTATTAATGCTATGTGTACTGTATTATCACTACTAGGTCTTACTTGGTCTAGGTGTGCCTTGGATAAGAACCCAAAAATACCCATACTAGTTACAAATACTAATACAATAACAGACGTTGTTAAATATGCTCTTATTGTATGTGGGAGATTTACATTTCTCCAATTATGATATAACCAACTGGCGGCAACTAACTTACCAACTTCTAATGAAGTACCCATAGCAATAATTGCTATCTTCGCACCTGCAAATAGAGTTGCCAGTCCTATAATACTATAAGCGGCAGCAATACCTGATATAGATATAGCACTAAAAAGTACTATGAATATAAAAAGTAAACTTCTCATTTAAACTACTCCTTTAACACTTGAGCAATTTTTGTCATCATATTGATAACTCTTTTATCATAATTTTCAGTAGTTGAAAACTTATCTAACGTAGCAATCAACTGTACTGAATCTAACAGTTCACCTTTTTCTAATAGTTTTGCTCTTAATGCTCTAAACTCTTTGTATGCTGGGTGTTCATTTAATATTCTTATATATTCTTGAACACTATTACACTTCGTTTTAAAAACTCTTACTCGCCAAGGTGTGTCTTCACTCATACCAATAGGTAATAAACCTTTATCTTTATTCCAAGTCTTAATTCCAAATAAGTTATTTGCTTCTATACCAAATCTACTTGTACCCCAACCACTCTCTAAAGCGGCTTGTGCTGTCACCATTTGAATTGGTACTCTTTTATCTGGTGGAGTTTTCCAATTTAAATAATCAACACACTTGTTTACTTCTATTATAAATTCTTTTTTATTTGTATATTCAAAACTAGGTTCGTGTAGTCCTAAATTTTCTGCCCAAATGGCGTGTTGTATTCTAGTTTCTTCCGTTGCTTTCTTAACTGCAATTGGATTTGGTGTAAATGTTCCCCAACCATATGCTAATGAAGATACAAAAACAACTACTAAAATTGCTTTAATCCACCAATATGTTTTTCTGAAAGCACCTGAATATTTTTTTAAGTTCAGTTTCATTAAAACCTCGCTATCTGGTATTCATAACCACCAATTGATGGTGCATTTTTCTTTTGGACAAAACTTATCTTGTTCTGAAATTGTGCCATACGTTTAAATATCTTTTCTGCTTGTAGTTCAGTAAAGTTATCATATATGTCTTTTGACCAATCTCCAGTATAATAAGTCATAGAGAATTCACCGTTTTCATCATCTATAAACTGTTGTATTTTATCTGGAACTTTTAATATTATTCTCTTTAAATAGTAGTCTAGTTCCTTTGTCTTTCTCACTTCTGCCATAATATATCCTTTTTTTATTTATATATCTAATCCGACTGCTTTTAGTTTTGGTCTAAAACTAAAAAATGTATCGTTGTGATTTCCTGTATCACCTAAATTTACCATTTGATACAGATGGATCATTTCGTGTGCCAACGTATCAACAAATTCTTTTTTATTACTATAAAACTTTAACATTTCTAATACAAAGTTTCTAGTTCCTTTACCTATCTTATCATTTATTACAACTTGTCCTATGTAATTTCTTGGTCTATGTACCAACTCAATATCATTAAAGGGAGATAACTTATTATCAAACACGTGTTCATTAATAAGTTTAAAATACTTTTTGATATCCTTATATGTAGTTTTATATTTTAACATCTTCACAGCAGAAAGTTCCTTCTTTAACTTTCTTTTGATTTTCTGCCTTTTTGTAACTGTTTTTGTTCTTTTAGCCATTCTCTTTTTCTTTTTCTATCCCCTAATTCTAAAATAACAAATAAAATCATACTCCCAAGAATTACTATTACTAATTCTCTAGGAATATATTGATATATCCAATGTAAAACGTTAACTATATTTTCAATTACACTCATAGTCACTATTCTTTAGAAGAGCACATTTAAACTCCTCATCATTTTTTTGTCTGATTTCACTAGCAAGACTATCTAGTATATTTGGTAGGTGTTCTTGTATAACGCCACTAAACTCATTTATCATAGCGTATACTATCCTATGTAGTTCTGCCTCCATTAAAGCAGTAGTATCTACACCGTTGCCGTCAAGGTTTTCCTTGATAACGTGTGCTATAACTGCTTTATTATAATCATTTGCATTAGCAATATTGGATAAACTAGTAAGTCCAAACCATATTACTAAATTCAATAGTATAATAAACATCACTTTTTTCATAATATATTCTCTCTTTCTATATTTATTGTTTATATGTATCTATTATACACAAAAACATATGGAAAGTCAAGCACTTAAAATCAAGTAAAACCAAGTCTTTTTGACTATTGTTCTATTTTTGTTCTTCTTTTTGGTACAATTCGTTCCATCTAAACGCTTCTTTTACTACAGAGTCGCTTAACCCTTTATATGCTCTATGTAATTCTTTATTCTTTACACTAAGCAATAATCTCGCTTCGTCCATATGTAATCCTTCTAACATTTGGATAAACAAAGTTTCTTTTTGAGTTCTTGTAGTTTTATTGTCTGCACCTCTAATAAAATGCCACAAACGTTTTGCTTCAGTTTTAAGTGTAGTATGTTCAGTACCTTTCGGTGCTGGATTTTCCATATAAGGAGGTGTACCGTCTGGTAACTCCCACTCAATACTAGGATCAAATGATCCTTTTAAAAGCATCCTTAAAGATGGATGGTCATATTGTTTTAAGACCGCCAACTTTTTAGCTTTATCTTTTGCGTTATTTACTCTAGTTAAGACTTCTGAAAATAGCAAGTCATCTGAACCAGCCGTAGCTGCCATTGCTTGCATTGAAGACTTACTTATTAATGATGGATGTTGTTTTGCTTCTTCTGCCATTTTATACTCCAATTTCTAATATTAATCATATATCTATTTATATAACTTATCTACTTGTTCCGCTGTCAATCTTCTCCCTATACTCCAAAATAGCGTCTTTTCTTTTGTAGTATCTATATTCTCTCTCATCCATTTATGTGCTTTACCTTCATATATATCGTCAATAAAGCCATTACCAACATCTTCCCATATGGGTTTTGAATATGGATATGGTGTTTTGTACATTTCATAATCTTGAAACTTCTTAAAACCTGATTCAAGATTACTAAATTGATTTAAATACTCATTAATCTTTTTACTACGGTCAACAAAGGTGACCCCTATAATTCTTTTTACCTTTTTCTTAAACTTCTCTATACCTTTTACTATACCTGCAAACTGTATACCACTACCAACTGAAATTACTATATTATCTAACTTGTCAGGTATGTTTTTAACTTGATTAGCAACACTATCAAATATTGATTCAGGATTCGTAGCAGCACTATTACCAAACTTGATTAACATATAACCTTTTTTAGATATTACTTTCTTTTTTAATCCACTATCTATTGCAACTGTATATCCGTGACCTGCAACGTTTTCAATATCAGCACCATAATGTCTTGATAATCTTATCATATGGTGGGTGTCTATTGTTTTAGGTGTTGTACCACCTACACCTATGACGCATTTAAAACCAAAGTCTTTAGCAACTGCCGCTATGATAGGTGCTTGTGGACTATTAACAGATGAACCTGTAACTACTCCACCATTATATTTGTTTTTAATTTCATCTTTTAATTCTCTAAACAAACAAATTGCCTGTCTTGTTTTTCCTCCATTAACATTATCTCTACCATAGGGAGCATAATAATCATCCCTTTTGTAATAAATGTTATTGTGAATTTCTACTGGAGTTAAATCAGTTGTTTTCATAGAGTTAATTTTAATGGTATCATACAGTTCTCACACTCTTCTGCTAAATGATAGTTTAATATACCCATTAAAAAAACTGCTATTGCAACTGCATTTAAAAATATCAATGCTCTATCGTGCCACAACATACCAACAACAAACCAACCTGATACACCAACTAAATGTATGTACATATTTAAAGGATAAACATCCATTGATGTTAATGCCATTGCCGATAGTATTATAAAGGAGCTAATCCATTTTATATACCAAGATAAATCGTGTAGAGGTGTTATTTTATTAATTTCAAATTTCATAATTCCTTTTATTAAGACACAGGCGAATTTTATACATATATGGTCGCCTGTGTCAATCGTATTGGTTACGATTCAATTACGCAATTAATTATATGCGTATTCAGTACCGTACAGTTTAGTTATCCCAGCAGCTATAATAGCTTTTGTAGGAGTACCCAATCTATAAGATGTACCTGAAGATGATTTATTAATATAAATCATATGACCTTTTGAACGTAGTTTATCAACCATCGCTCTTGGTGATTGTAGGTCAAATCTGTTTCTTAAAACTTTCCAAGAAACTGGCTCACCTTTCTCAAATAAGTTTACAACTTTTTGAGTTTTAGACAGTCTTTTTCTGCCTTTAGTTGCTGTTGCAACTTTACTTTTTGAAAAAAACATAATGTTTCTTCCTCCTTTGTTTTGCTTTTTAAAGTCTGCATAGGACTATTCCTCAACGGAATTCTTTAATTTCTCACACTTACTACTATCACCTAAACAATCAAAAAATTTACCCATTGCGTCTAGTTTAGGTGTATCTTTTAACCCTTTAGCACAACCCATAAAAGTAAGCATTATTAATATCATTAAACTATTTCTTATCATCATCACCGTTCAAATCCATATCAGACTCAAACATATCTGATCCATCTTGTAAATCATTTAACTCTTCTTTAAATTCTTTATTAAAAATATTTCTTTGTTTATTTGGTTTTGCTTTCATAAAATCTGAATAATCTATCCTGGCAGCGGATGCTCTACCCATTTTATTAAATTTTATCATTACCATTTTATTTGACATTAATTGAGCAGCGTGTGCCATATCAAAATCTCTATAAATTAAACCTCTTATACAATCAATAACTAACGCAAGGTCTTTAGTAAATGTTTGTTTTGAAGTCTTTAATCCCATATCATTAAATTTTCTTAATAAATCAAATCCAATTTCATCTACACTATGTTCAATAAAATCTCTAGTTTGTTGCTCTTTTAATCGTTTTGTAAATGGGGATTCTTGTGGTTTTGTAATTCTTTTTTTAATTCTGTTTTCAGGAAATAAAATTAATTTGCCTTTTTTATCTTTATCTTTAGTCACGGATAATCTCACCTTTAAAATTCACTACACCTTTATTATTAAAATATTCTATAAGTTGATTATATCCACCGACTAGTTCTCCATCAATCTTGATTTGAGGCATTGCTCTTACCTTCTTACCAATGTCCTTAATCATTTCGTCAACTGACTTAAATTCTTCTAATTTCTTTTCTGTAAAGATTAGACCAAGTCCCTTTAGAAGGGACTTTGCCTTCACACAGTATACACAATTTTGTTTTGAATATACTGTGATATCTTTAATTGCTAACTTCTTTATCATTGTCATCCTCTTTTTTCATAAGATTTTCAAATGACTTGTTAGCGTGATACTTTAAGTTATAAGCGTCTGTAGCTTGTTCAATTGTATAGTTGAACATTTTATTATATTCACCTAATGGCAATCTCAAACCTATCCAAGCTCTATAGTAACCGTTCTTTGTTAAGGTTACGTCTTGAGCAAAGATTTCATATCCTCTAACTGGTGTATCTTTAATAATATTGACCAATACAGATTCTACTTCACTAACAACTGTCTTACTGTTTGATTTACCAATTTCAGTAATAAATTGTTTTGACTCTTTATTCATCTCCCCTTTGATAATGTCTGCTATTTCAGCTTTCGCTATCATTTTAGCTTTCTCAATTGCGAGATTTAAGTCTGGTGAAACGCTAGTACCAACTCCAAATATACATTGCTTTTCCTTCTCTTTACCGAATCTTGCTATATCACAAGCTTCCTTTTCAGAAAAATCAGCCATATACCATTTTGGAACAGTATTAACTACTTTACCTTTTTCACTTTTGATTTTATAATTAGCAGCACAATTAGTCAATAATAGACCTAGTACTGTAACTGATAAAATCTTAATGTATTTGTTCATTAGTTTTTCACACTCCTTTGTACATTATATAACAGTTCTTGCAATAAGTCAATGCTAGATTGAGCATAACCCAAAAATTCTGTAGCACTTACTCCATATACAATAACTAATAGGAGAGCAATTATGATTATATTTTTAATCATTATTTTACCTTCCATTCTCCGTACTCATCTAAACACACTTTTCCGTACGATTTAAAAGCGTGATTCTTACGACTATAATATCTGCAATACTCTGGTGTAGCAGTATTACGGTAGTAAAACTGGGCAAAAAGTTCCCAATAAGAAGGTGTATCTATACCACTACTTCCATCGGAACAATATAATTTCTCTTCTTTGGATATATTTCCATTTGACTCTTGTTTAATAATAACTTTTATATAACAAAATTGTTCAGTATCATTTTTAGTTACTGGTTTAACATTATCATATAATATCTTTTGAGAACCATCTACAACTTTTGTACTACGTTGTATAGTTCCATCTGGATTATGCCACTCTATTTCCATTACTTCAGCAGTTTTTTCAAATTCTTTTTTATTTAAATCACAATCAACACACGCTTGAGCACCACTTACTGCATAAGCACACATTAATAATATTATTAATATTGTTGTTGCTAAAATTTTATCTATATTCCACATTAATTTTGTACCAATCCTTCTGGTTTTTCTATCCATCTGCCATCTGGCAACTGACAAGCAGTTCCAAAAATAACTTCTCTATTAACTCTACCAATTCCAATCATTGGCCAACCTGATGTTATATCTACTGTATGGTCATAATTTTTACATATTATTGGTCCAATCATATATGACCTTGTTATGTGTATAATTCCTCCATTGCCTGATTGTGAATTATACCAATTTGTATAAGATGAACCGTGTCCACTTGTATTTAAATGGTCTACAAAAACAGCATTATGTACATCTTTATCACTTTTATATAAAATTTCTGCACCAGCAAAAGCAGAACCAACAGCACACGTTGCTATCAAATAAGGATTATCTCCTATATACTGTAAGCATATTGTTGTTCCTGTTGTTGCACCTAACACGGCACCTGTATGTGACCTGTTAGCACAATTTGTTAGTAATATACTAACTAGTAAAATCCATATTATTCTTGCGTATCTCATCACATATTTTCTGACTATTAACACTCTTTACAATGTAATAATCTTCGTTATTATCAATTACATAATTATTAAAACCTTTTTGCTGCCAGAACGTTTGAGCTCTAGCAGTAATAGGTCTGAAATAATGTGTACCATCATTGGCACTTGTACAAACAAAATCTCCTGTACTCATTAATTACTCCAGTTAAACATTTTTTTAAATTTCGCAATAGTACTAGCAATTTGGTCTTTACCTTCTTGCCATTTAACTTTTTGGAAATCTACCGTAGATTGCTTCTCATTAGCAAACCACGTATTTACTGCATTAATTTTATCTTCAACCATTGTACCTGCGTTAGCAGAAGTTGACAGCATAATTAATACTAGTATTGACATCAAAGTTTTCATAATATTCTCCTTATTAATGTATACTCGCTTTTTTAAACGGTTCTATCTTATCTTTTGATTGATAAACCGTGTCCATTATTCCGTCATAATCTGCACTAGGCATTACTGACTTCATAATTTTTAATGTTTGACCCAAAATTGTCATATGTACCATAATAGGATCATTAACTTTTTCAGTTTCTAATCTCACCCATTCGTGAAAATCATCACAAACAGTTTGTTGTGGGTCAAAAATTTCTTTAATTGTTGGTTTTGGCATATTATCTTTTATAGTTTCTATTCTTTCTTCTACTTCTATAATATGAATCTTCTCCTCCGTCATCTTCTCCTTCGGATTCAGAAGTTTCAAAAGCCATTTGTTCAGCATAAGTTCTGCCGAATACTCTTTTATAGAAATGGTCTCTTGGATTTTCAGAAGAATAAGCAGTTATTAAACTGTCCCACTTAATATTTACATCATATAGTCCTGGGTCTTTCTCGTTCAGTTCTTTATGGTCTTTACAAAACTGCAATCTATTTGTATGGATATCGTTCTCTTTTTCTTCGTCTGTTTTCTTGTCTGATAGTTCAATGTCTTTTTGTTTTGCAACATTAAACTCTTTGTAGATGTTCTCTTTATTATATATTACACTACTCATAATGTATGTTCCTTTCTCAATTGTCTTAATATTAACATAAATCGTTGCTAATGTCAATCCTTAAATTATGCTCTATTTTACTCGTTTTCCTGCATTTCCGAACCCCTAGCAAGGGCGCTGGTGAGCTTTTCCAACTACTTTGATAGTCTGCTATAGCGGGATTATTCATTTTTTTCATCATTTATCTTATCTATTTTATTCATTAGTCTTTTAGTTCTACCCAATAATCTATCAATTAACGTACTCATTTCATTTGATAAAATTATCATATAAACTAAACCTGCCATTGAAAAAATAAACAGGATTAACAATATCATTCCGTTTCCGTCCATATTATTTTCCTTTACTCATTTCATTTTCTAGTTCTAACATAGTGTCTATATCAGACTCTTCTTTAGTTCCATAAAGTTCTTTTTCTTCAACTTCTTTTAGTTGATTTAAGCTATCTTTAGCGGTATCTAAATCATTATCATCAATATTATCAATTATTGAATTAATAGTATCAACTTTATTTGTCATACCATTAATGTATAGTTCGTTTTCATTTAATAATGTCATATATTTTTTACCTCCTATTCTTTTTGTCAAATCATATTTTAATATATGCTGTCTTACTTTCTCTCTTCTTTCTGTATCACTTAAATACTCAACTGGTTTCCAATCTTTACCGTAAATGGTTATATTCATATCATCTACATCATAATAGAATATCAGTTTATCGTATATAATTTTATTACTTACCATATATTTGCTGTTAAAATTAAAATAATCATTGTTGGCACAACTATTGTCATTGGCCAAAAATCTAATAATTCTAATATAAGTTTTTTTGTTTTCTTTTTCATTTTGTAACTGATAATTCTTTTATTGTTTGTTGTATTTCTTCCATATTAGGTTCCATTAAAGTGGATCCGTTTTCTTCACTATTGATTAATAAAACAATATAGTGTATTGCTTTATATAAATCTAATTTGTTTCTACCGTTTTTTTTACCGTATCTCATAAGGTATTTTATTGCATTTGATAAACTGAAATCTTTGTCTATATCTAAATGTCTTAATATGTCTTGTACTTGGAAACCTTCTTTAGTAGTTGAATAATGTTTAGAATAAGTTGTCTTAATATATTCTAATACTTCATTTAATATTTTATCTTCTTTATATTTCATTAGTCCGTATCTCCGTTATTTAAATCTCTTAATGATTTTTGAACACTTGTTAATTCTTCTTTTGGTTTATTAGATTTACTTCCGTAATATAAAGCAACAGCAAATCCAATTACTGTTAAAATAATTCCGATAAACATAAGTCCAAATCCGTGTGCTAAATCCATTATTTACTCTCTACTAGTTTATAACTGTTATTAGGGTTTAATGCTTCGTGTAAATCATCAAGTGGTGATTCTTCTTTATCAACAACTTTACCGTCTGCTGTGACTATATCATTTTCTAAAGCGTATGTGTCTAACTCAACATCACCGTTTTCTATAGCATTTTCTAAACCGTCATAGTCATCATAAACAACTTTTGCAACATATTCAGTTTTATCTGAATCTGTATAGTTGGCGTCTGTCATATAGGTTTCAACACCGTTTTTTTCTTCTGCTATATCTTTAGTAATTTTACTATAATCAATTCCGCAATCACTTAATTTAGTGTCTGCTTCTTCTTGATTTTTAGCAAGACAATCTTGTTCTATGCATAAAGTATAATAAGTTTTCTTTCTGTATAGGTTTTTACCGATATCGTCTTTTCCGATATATTGGTCTGTTATATTACTCATATTGTACCGTCCTCTCTCATTTTTTGTACTTCGTTTTGTCTTTCAGCAATAACAAGGTCAATCCACTCTTCTGCGTCATCTGAAGAATCAATTCCTTCCATTGCAATGTTATAATTTGTTTCAGTAAGTTTTTTTAAAGCAACGTCTTTAGTCATTTCACCTTCTAATAACTTGCTTTCAATCTTACTTAAAAATTCAGTTGCTTGGTCCCAAGCGAGATTTTTAGTTGCACTCATTAGTTTAGTCCTTTCATTTGTTCTACTTTTCTTTTATTAGGGTTTAATTTATATGTTAATTCTTTATTAAAATCTTTTCTGAAAGATTGTCTGTCATAAGATTGACCGTAATCATTAAACATATTCATATCATCTTTAGCAGTATCACCGAATACTTGTTCGTATGTTTTATAATATTCATCTTGGTCTATCAATTCAACTTTAGTTACGTTTTGAAAGTTAACAGCAGGTTCTTTATAATTCCAATCACAAAATTTAAGAATTTTCATCTTCATAGATTTTGTATTGAATTTGTCTTTGAATTTATATGGAACGTTTCTATAGATAGTTTCATATGCATAAAAGAATTCTTGGTCATCTGGATCAATATATTCTCTTAAATAAACTACATTAAAAGTATAGTCAACGTCATTTAATTTTACTTGTTTTGATTTATTCATAGTGTTTGTTTTCATAGTATGTGTATACTATATCACCGATAATCGGGATTGTCAAGTACTAATTTACGTTGATTTTACTGGGTTTTTAGAGATATTTGTTCTTGTTTTGTTCTAATTCCACAATTCCTTGACCCATTTTTCGTCTGAATCGTGTGGTAAAGGTCTACCGTGAAATACTGCAACTTTAGCTTTTTCTTTCTTTTCAAACTTCCACTCACTTTTATGAAATCTAGGGTTTTGTCTACTATGCCATTTATAAGAATATGTCCATTCGTCTGGCATAACTTTTAGGTATTGACTACCTTTAACTAATCTGGACATTGCGTTTTGGTCGCCTTGCAATTTCATTAAATCAGTTTTATCTTCTAAAAACTTATTCCATACTAATTTAGTTGCAACTTCATTATTGAATTTCATTATACTTGAATTATACTCTTCCGTTTTTATATTGAAATCGTTTATTACACCAAATGTCATATCATCACCAAATGTCGCTAACTCATTAATGTTATCTAAAATCACTACATCTAAATCCATATATAAACAAGGTCCAACCAAGTTTGCTTCTTCACTAAACAGTTGCATTTTATTCCACCAACCATCATAATCGTGAAATCTAAACTTTCTAAACTGTATGTCGCCTTTTAATATCTTTTGAGGTTTTACGTGGTCTGAAAAACATATAAACCTATGGGGTATGGTTAAATGTCTTTCTACCATATTGTATAGCACTTGTACATAATCTAATGAATACTTTGTTCCATAATATACACAGCAAAAATTCATCATACGTTTTGTTCTCGTAATGTTCTATAAGCAGTTCCATCTGTAATTTCAGATATTGTAAATTGATTTTCTGCAATCATCTTTAACCATTCTGTTATAGTCTTTCGTCCTGGTCTCATTGGTTTGTTTATAAACTTTATATCTTTTGATGAAACAAATGACGCTATATTTCGTTGATGGCATATTACAGGTACTTGATTTAATATTGAATCAATAGCAGATAAACTCATATTGGTTACCAAACAATGAGCATTTTTTAAGTCTTCTTTAATATCTGTATTCCAAAACTCATTACCAGGTCTAGGTTTATTTCTAAATCTAACTGGTTTATCTGTATGTTCTGCTATCTGTTTTGTTGCTTGTTCAACCCATTGTGATTGGCTCATACCATTGATTTGGTAAGTTACCGTTTCAGAAGAAGGTGCTACTAGTATATGAGTTGTTTCTCCAGTATTCCACCCTTTAAACTGTACGTCAATCCCTTGATGCTCTAGTTTCTGTAATCTTGAACCAGGTCCAACTTTGCACCTAATCGTGTGTATATTACCTTTACATATTCTAAAATATGTCTTATCGTAATCGTGTATTTTAGGTTCTGGATATCTTGTAATTTGTTGTGTTAAATAACCAACATCTACGTACCACCATTCCTCACCACTCTCCATACATTTACGTATTTCTTTTCTATTCTGTCCAGCTAAACCCCAAAAAAAGTGAACAGGTTTATCTGTATCAGTCCAACCTTTTTCTATGGCAGGAAATAACTGTTTACTTAAACATTTATCCCAAGGTATATTATGCGTTATTATCATAAGTTTCAAATACTGTATTCAATGGTTGGTTACATCTAACAAAACTTGCACATTTAGGAATATCTTTTAATCGTCTTGCACCAATATATGTACAACTTGAACGGACACCTCCTAATATATCTTCTATCGTTTCTTTAACAGGTCCTCTATCTGGTAATATAACTGCTCGTCCTTCATTACCTCTATAACCATCTTTTCGTTTTCCGTGTACTTCTCTTGCTCTATCAGAAGACATCCCATAAAACTCTCTTTGTCCATCTTTTAATTCTACTTCACTTTCATTATGTCCTGCTAGCATTCCACCTAACATCACAAAATGAGCACCACCACCAAATGCTTTCGCAATATCTCCTGGCATATTACAACCACCATCTGCAACTATATGACCACCAACACCATTAGCAGCGTCAGCACACTCTACTACTGCACTAAATTGAGGTACCCCTACACCTGCCATTGTTCTTGTTGTACATACACTACCTGGTCCAATACCTACTTTAACTACGTCTGCACCTTGTATAATTAGTTCTTCGGTCATTTCAGCAGTTACTACATTACCTGCAATTATAGTTTTGTCTGGATACTCTTCTCTAACTGCACCAACAAAATCTGAAAAATTTGTATGGTAACCATTTGCAACATCTACTGTAATAAACTTAACATCTGGAAAACTCTTTAATACTTCTTGCATTGTAGTATAATCTTCAGCATTATCATCCCATAATTTACCTGTACCTGTACATACTGATAGATACTTTAATTTAATACCTTCACCTACTGCTTTTCTCCATTGTTCTATCGTTGTTGTCTTTGTAATCGTGGTTAACATCTTATACTCTTGTATAACTTTCGCCATACTAAATGTTCCCACTCCATCCATATTACTTGCTATTATTGGACAACACTCATATGTTTCACCAGAATTTCTAAATGTAAATGACCTAGTCATTTCTACATCACGTCTTGATGATAATGTTGACCGTTTAGGTTTCAACAATACGTCTTTATAATCTAATTTTACTTCGTTATCTAATCTCATTGTACTTTTCTCCAAGCTGTTCCATTTTTTATTTCTGTCATAGTAAATTGATTTGCTAATAAACTATGTATCCATTTTAATCTAGCAGGTTTTATAGGTTGTTCTATTTTACTAAAATCGGTTAACCCCATTGGTACTCCCATATTCATTTTATCACAAAATACAGGTACCCCATTTAAAACAGCGTCAACTACAACTGCTGAATTATGAGATACTATAGCATATGCACTTTGTACTTCTTCTCTTAAAGGTTTACTACTTTTTTTATCTCTTACTTTAATAGGTCTATCTGTATATTGTTTTAAAGTCTTTATAGTATCATCAACCCAACTACCTATATTATGATATGCTATTTGAAAATGAGAAGGTGCTATAATTAAGATATAATTGCCATCACTTTTCCAAGGTTGTAATTTTATATACTGTTTATACTTTTTAATTCTTTCATTATCTTCATCTGTTAGTTCTTGTATAGTTTGTATATGATAATGATTTTTTGTTAATCTATATATTCTCTCACCAGTTACCTTTGATGGAGAGTGTCTATTACCATATAAGTAAGCGTGGTCAAAATAATAAAACTCTTTACTTTGTTTTAAAAGTTCGCCTGTGCCTCTTAATATTCCAAAACAAGTAATAGGTTTATCTATATCAACATCTTTAACATTATGTAATGTTCCTCCTGCACTTGAAACAAAATGTCTTACAATATCATCTGTTGCTGGTCTAGTTAATAATCCTTGTATCATTTAACCATATTTGTTTCAGTTGTTTCTTCCTTTAATTTTAACCATTCTTCTGCATAATCACAATTTAAATAATCTACAAACCAAGGTCCTCCTTCTGTAAAATGGACGTTCTTAACATCATCTTTCTTTTGATATTCTCCACTTAACCAATTCCACTCTAAAGGTAATTCTCCTATCAAACTATCATTTTCTAACCATTTAAATTGGTGTAGTTGTAATCCTGTTGCACTATTCACATAATCTGGTGTTAACGCTGTACACTTATCACAATTCATCAACATAAAACTTGACCAGTTTTTCTTTTCATATTTTGTTTGTGGTTGACCTAAAAACTTCTTTGTCTTTCTTGGTACATAATCGTGCTTACACACTTGTACAGCATAACGTTCATCCCTTAATCTCCATAACTCAGCAATATCTGTTAACATTAACTGGTCACAATCCATAAACAATGCCCACCCCTTATAATTCATAAGGTGAGGTACTATAAATCTACTAAAACTAAATTCAGTTGATTCTATATTACTACGTTCTCTAGTAAAATTATCTTTTATATTTTTTAAATATATTGGTGTAATAGATACAGGTCTGGTACTATGTTTTAATATACTATATGCAAGTACATTAAAAGCAACCTTCTCTTTACTATCATACCCAATAAAAATATTAATCATTACTATTTCGTTTTTATAGGTATTCTTATATTTTTACGCAACGCTCTTACTAACTCACCTAACTTATCAATAATCGCTATCGCATTCTCATCCGTAATATAATGTGTTTGCTCTTTAAGTTCATCATATTCTCTTAAAGGAATCGTAACAGTTCTATTAAGTTGAGTTTCGTTTTCATATGTCAAGTTATGAGCATTGTCTTGTTCATCTACGCCGTTTGTCATCTGTTTCTTCTCCATTCTGGACTATTTGGTTGGTATTTTCTTTTACCTTTTCTATGGTCTATATATGGATTAATAAACGTATCTCTTGCCATTATATGTCCATTTCCACCATCCCCTAGTGGTTTTTCACTATACCTGGGATCGTTTTTAAACATTTGCCTAGTACCGTCCAATGTATGGCAATCTGTCCAAAAATTCTTTCCTAATTTCTTTATTGAATATACTTTATCTGTTACATACCAATTTTTATATGCTTGAAAAAAATCATTGGCTACAAGACTTGAATTATTAAATGCAACAAAACCTGTTTCTGTATATTGATTTGGTCTATTATAAAATGATAAAAATGTTAACATTGGTAAACATTGCTGCCACCAAAGACGTGGTATTGTGTCCATAAACTTACAATCACTATCTACATAAAATATTTTATCTGACCAAGCTCTTGCTGCCGATTGAGCAAATACTTTATAACTAAATCTTATCGCTTGTTCATAAAAATTATTTGCTACTCTATGTTTATTTCTTTTAATAAAATCTTTTAAATCTGGTTCAAAATCAAATATATTTTCATACTTTACTTTGTCTACTTTAGGATATAAACTTGGACTATCTTCAACAAAAACAAGCATATGTGGTTTTTGATTTGTTGCCTTGTATGAGTCAATTAATTGATGAGCATAATCATCATATAATCTTTTATTAAATGTTGTAACAAATAAGGAACTGTTATTGCCTAAAGGAATGCTCATTATATACAATTCTCTGGAGCATCCCAAAGTCTTGGTACTCCTGATTGATGGTCACTACAAAATCTACCAACATCTGCGTCAACCATTTCTTTCATTAAACTCTCTACATTATGTTTATGTTCCCAACCTAATACTTCTCTTGCCTTACTAGCATCCCCTTGTAATACATCTACCTCAGCAGGTCTTAAATGTTTCTTATCAGTAGTAATAATTAATTGATTGCCGTCTGTAAAACATTTACCATCTTTCCAATAATGTTTTATATCTTTATAATCTAATGCCATATCTGCAAATTCCTTTACTGTATGAATTTCACCAGTTGCTAATATATAGTCATCTGGTTTATCGTGTTGTAGCATTTGCCACATACCTCTAACAAAATCCTCAGCGTGTCCCCAATCTCTTTTTGCATTTAAATTTCCTAAAACAATTGGTCTTCCTTCTTGCAACCAATGTGCTAAACCTTTTGATATTTTTCTAGTTACAAAGTCCTCACCTCTATGTGGACTTTCGTGATTAAATAATAAACCACAACAAGCAAACATATCATACGCCTCTCTATAATTAATTGTTATGTGATGAGCATATAGTTTTGCAACACCATATGGTGACCTCGGCCAAAATTTCGTTGTTTCTTTTTGTGGGGTTTCAAATACTTTTCCATACATTTCACTTGTACTTGCTTGATAAAATTTTATTTTAGGATTAACTTGTCTTATACTTTCTAGTATTCTCAAAGGACCCATTGCGTCTATTAAAGTAGCAAGTTCTGGTTGTTTAAATGATAACCATACAAATGATTGAGCAGCTAAATTATAAACTTCATCTGGTTGAGTTTCTTCTATTGCTCTTCTTATATTTGCCTGGTCTATTACGTCAAGTTCAACAAACTCTATTTGGTCTGTAATACCCATTTCATCTAGTCGCCAATGTTTTGGTGATGTACTTCGTCTTTGTCCACCAAATACTTTATAACCTTTTTCTAATAACAATTTAGCAAGATAGGCGCCGTCTTGTCCAGTTATTCCTGTTATTAATGCTCTTTTCATTTTACTCCTTAATTAATCCACAATAGGATCGTGTGTTAATGTTTCCATTTGTTCTAATCTAGTTACTGGTTTATTAATCAAATCATAAACCATATCAATATTTTCTTTTAAATCTCTTATATCATTTCCTATAAACAAACCATTTTCGTGTATGTAATCTGCATTTGGACAACTATTATTATAATAATCAAGATAATCTATTACAGGATTGTTCATAAAATTACCTGCAACAATAGGTCTACACTCTACTTCTGCTTCAGTAAGTCTATTAACAATTACATCACGCCAACCATATAATTCTTTTTGTAATACCATTGAGAAACCAAACCAACTTGATTCTCCTATTTCTTTCTGTAATAAAATATTTGGATTATCTTTAAATTTATGTTGAAAATATTTTGCATTACGAATTCTTTGTGTTCTCATTTCAGATTCTTTTTTAAGTTGTACACTACCAATTGCACCACTCATTTCTAATGGTCTAACACTATATCCTGGAGTTACAAACGTAAAACTATCTTTAAACTTATCACCTGTCTTTTTATAAATCTTATTGTCATCTGGTAAATCTCGGCACCAACCGTGTGCTCTTAATGACCTTAAATAATCTGCGTCATCTTTATCTCTACAAGCAATCATTCCACCTTCCATTGTTTGTAAATGGTGTGAAAAGAAAAATGAAAAACTACCCATTTGACCAAACGTTCCACAAAACTCATAATTATATGTCTTCGCACCTAAACTCTCACAATTGTCCTCTAATAATATAAGGTTACGTTCTCTTGCAATATGATATAATGAATAGTGGTCACAAGAGTTACCTAAAAGATTAACTGCAAATATAGCACAAGTATCCTCATTAATTGCTTCTCTAACTTTATTAGGGTCTATATTTAAAGTTTCTCTATCTACATCTACAAAATTTAATTTAAAACCGTATTGTTGTAATGGAAAGAAAGTTGTTGACCAAGATACAGCAGGCACAATTATATTACCACCTCTTTTATATTTTAATTTTAATAATGCAATCATTAATAGATTGGCAGTTGAACCACTATTAACCATAACTGCGTCTGTACATCTAAAATATTTGGCAAACTCTTGCTCAAACTTCTTGACGTGTGGACCCATTGTATATCGCCCACTTTTTATGACTTCCTGTATTGCGTATAATTCTTTATGATCCCAAGTATCACAAGCTAATGGATATTTCATAATTTTCCTTATATATTCATCTTAAAAACCTTGTACCAAATCGCAAATGCCATTATAGTAAATAGTTCTTTTTGTGAGCGTTGACCAATATTAGGTAATATTTTCTTTTCTCCAGCTTTATTTAAACCTTTTGACCAACTTTCTCTTTTATTACACATATATTTATCATCTATTTCGGACTGGTTATATTCAAATATTTCTTGCATTTCTTTATTTGATAGTACAGTTCTAATATAATCTTTTAATATGTTATTATCATCAGCTCGTTTGCTAAGTCTACCTACAATAAATTCATCTGTAGGAAATCTCCAACCAGTTTTCTCTCTCTCTAATATTTTTAATGGTAATCTTTTATAATATGCTGTCTTTAATAGTGGTTTATTATAATATGCCCAATTATCTTCCATAAAATTCTTGTTGATTTTATGTTCACTAGGGATACTTCGTATATAATCTCTAAAAGTTTTATTCATAAAAGGAAATCTTCCTTCTAAACTAAATCTCATACCTAACTTATCATTTCTCATTAAAAAATCTTCTGATAATGTATTTAAACACTCAATGAACATAAAATCATTTCTTTCATCACCTTGCAAACCACCTTTTGGAAACCAACTATCAAGATACTCTAATTGTTCTTCGTGTGTTGCCCATAGTTCTTTATTTTTTAATTCTCTATGATTAGCACATAATGCTTTTAACTTCGTTGCCCAATCTGGTTGTCTATGATGTTTATAACCACATAACAATTCATCTCCACCATCACCACTTAAAGTTACCGTTATACCTTGTTTCTTTATATATTCATTAACTCCAAAATATACAGGTAAACTTTTACTTTGTCTAGGTTCTTCTAATGCTAACGCTGTATTTTCCCAATTATCTGTAAAATATTGTTGATTAATATATAGTTCTCTATGTTCACCACCATATGTTGCTGACATTTCTTTTGCCAATATACAATCTTCGTTAGACCTTGATTTCCAATCATAAGTTTCAAATTTTGAACTAAATGTTTTTGGTTTTGTTTGCCACAATTTTGACATTTCATAACAAATAGCCGTACTATCAATACCACCACTTAAAAACAATCCAATTTCTCTACGACCCATTAAGGTTTCTTTTACTGCCTGGTGTAATCTATTTCTAACTTCTTCTTTAATTTTACCTACATTTTTAACATTTCTTAACCCTATTTGTCTATTATTAATATTAGTAGAAATTTTAGCACTAGTTACTACGTTCATCTTAACAACTTCACCTGGTACTAATTTTTTAATACCTTTAAACAATGTCAAATAACCAGAATTATATCCTTGTTTATAATACTGTTTGAATGCCTCTTTATCTACTTTTCTTTCAAATCCTAATGTTAATAAACTTTTAATCTCGGATGAAAAAGCAAACTTACCATTTATATAACCATAATAAAGAGGTTTAGTTCCATTACTATCTCTGGCAATAATTAATTCTTTTGTCTTCTTATTATAGCAAGCAAATGCAAACATTCCATCTAATTTTTCTATAAATGATATGCCATATCTTTCTAAACCTAACATTAAAACTTCCGTATCTGTATTAGTTTTAAGTTTAAATTCTTTACCTAGTTCTTTGTAATTGTATATCTCACCATTATATACTAACACCCTATCGTTATGAATCCAAGGTTGTTTTGAGTTTTCTGTAGTGTCTATGATTGATAATAAATTATGACCTAAAGTAATATCTTCATCTTGCCAATGTCCATTACCATCAGGTCCTCTATGATGTGCTTCGCACAACATTTCTTTTATCAAACTAGTTGATGACCATAATATTCCGTGTATCGCACACATAATTATCTTTGTAATAACTCCTTTATATAAGGTATAATCAAGTGTGAATTAAATTCTGTCATAGAAAATTCTGTATGAGATACCATTTTATACCAATTTAAAACTTCTAGTGGAGTAGCATAATATATCTTCTCTATCCTATCAATACTAGTATTGTTTAATTCAATTCCAAAATTCCATTTTGAAGTAATACAAGGTATTCCTAAATTAATAAGTTCAAAAATACTTGTACTTTCTCCTAACACACCACAATAAACTCTATCTACAATAGTTCGTAATTTGGTCTCTCTTGGTAAAACTTCAACATCTTTCACCAAATCTTTAACTACAATTTTACTTAATGGGTGTGGTTTAACTATAATTTTTCTATTTGTTGCTAGTCTAACTCTTTCAACACTAGTTTTAATAAATTCTGGTACAGAAACAGAAGATGTAGGGTCATATTCTAAACCAGGCATAATTAAAACTGCACCATCTTTATTATTTTTCCATTGATGTGGTTCTATATTCTGCAACTTTATATTATTTTTCTTTTCAGTTCTTTCAATCATAGTATGTAATCTTGATGGTTTTGAATTATCAACTTTACACCATTTAGTTCTTCCATATGTCCAATGACCTAACCCCATACGATAATATCTTGGACCTGTATTTTTATACCAAGAATCTATGTAATTACATTTTATTCTTGATAATGTAGCACTTTCAGTTACAATAACTTTTTTATTATACATCTTTGCTAGTTCTTGAACAAAGACATTTATAAATTCCATTCTTGCACTTCTAACTCCTGTGCTTGGTCTTCCGTGGGCTAGTTTACTATCTTCAGCATAAATTTTATCTGGTTTCCATTGTCTTGCTGGATTTGTACTACCCCAAGTACCATCAACTAGATAAGCGTCAGCATTTTTTATCCAATATAAATCTTCTAAAGATATTGGTTTATCTTTTACTTCAGAAACTCTATGTACTGACATATCAGATTGTGGATTAGAATTAATAACTCCACATATTGCTGCCAATGCATTACCTGATCCAAAAGCTACTATCTTTTTCATTAATCTTTATTCATTTTTCACATTATAAAACGTATATTTAACTGTTAATTCTTCCCACGCTTTTATAGGTCGTTCAGTATATAAAAAATACTTATTATAATTTTCAACATCTTTAAGTCCTAATTCACCTCTCACCTTTATACAGTTTGGTTTATCACTATGATTAATATGACCACCTAAAGGTGTTCTTATAAGTTCATCATTAACAACAATATGACATAAACCTAACTTTACATCTTTCTCAATAAACTTTGTTGTAAATAATCCTTGACCTTCTATAGAAGATTTTTTAATTATTAATCCGTCTGGTAATGGTTTATACATTTGTATCTCCTAGATGTAAATAAGACATCATAACATATTTTGGTCCACTAATTGGTTTTAATCCAGCGTGTGGATGAGTCCAAAAAGGTGGAAACATTAACAATCTTCCTGCTCTTGGTGCAATCTTTATTTCTTGTTTTATTAAATGTGTTTCACCGCCTTCTTCAACATCATTAAGATATAAAATAAAAACTAAAAATCTTTTTGATGAAGGACCTTTAGAACGGAGTACATCAACGTGGATTTTAAATTCATCTTTATCATTAGGTAAATACTTTTTTATTCTTATATTTTCTCTATCAATTACTGGTGGAAAATCTCCTTTATCACGTATATTCAAATTTTTCTTAAATCTATCTGTATATAATTCCATCATTTGTATAAATTTGGTTTTAGTTTCTATCCAAAAATTTGGATTAGAAGATGTATCTAAATCAATTTCAGTAAATTCTTTATTACCAGTTTTAAATGCTTCTACTTGGGATTTATCCTTATGAGATATCTGTTCAAACTGTTTAATAAACAAGTTACACTCGTCAACTGGCATTGCCCAATTATACACCATCATATTATTCCTAGCAAATTCATCCATTGTTTCCTTTGGCAAATCTTTTAATCTAGTTTTTATTCCTAATGCTTTATTGTCCATAACTACTCGGTGCCATAAATGTTCGTCTAACTATTGCTGCTTGTTCATCTTTAGTTTTAACATAATATCCTTCAATATGTGTGTATCCATTTTCTTTTGCCCAATACACTCTCTTGTTGCCTGTATGTACTGCAATACCAGGTATAGGAATTCCTGAATATGCGTCCTTCGGCCATCTTTTTTCTACTAACCAATAATACTTCATATTAGTATATATGATTGGATACATCATACCTATCCTATCTATACTTTTCTTAAATTTAGGATATCTTTTCATCATCCAATCATTATCAGCAGTTAACATTAAATCTTTTAATGGTACTTCTACTACTCTTGGAGTTACACCTACTAAAGGTTCATCTTTACAAGTAACTCTTTTTTTTGCTTTTAATAATTTCATACTTGTAATTCAAAAACATCAAATTCAATGCCTTCTAACTCTTTTGGTTTACCTTTAGGATAAGTCGGCCAAAGTTGGAATTCTTCTCCAGTTGTATCACTTTTACAACCTGCAACTAACCAATCCCATTTAAATTCTCCGTCTATAACAAACTCGTTCATCACTTCATATCTTCCATCTGGTTTTTGTAAAAGTAATTCTTTTTTACATTCTTCCATATTTTTATACCAACCTTCCATTTGGAAAGTTTGTTGTGTTTCTATTGGACTATGACCAATTAGATATGCTAATATTAATATTTTAAAGTCGCCCATAATTTGCCTTTGCTATATACCAACTATCAACTATATCTGATACTGGATTACCTGCCTTTGCTGTGTCTAATAACTTCTTTAAATCTGTTTTTGTATCTTTACAAAATTGTTCGTACATCATTTCTTTATCTGCATTACCTTTACCTGTAGCAAATTTCTTAACAACACTTGGTACAATAACATTATATTTCCATTTTTGTTCTAATAATCTATATTTAAGTATACCACAATTTTCCGCTATTTGAAATAGTGCTTGACCTTTAGAACCATAAGAATAGTTTTCTATTGCTATTGTAATCCCACCAGGTTGATATAAACGTAAAACTTTTAAAACCCAATCAGAAATTTGAGTAAATCTTTGTATAGGGTCTGTCCACGGTTGATGTTCAGAACCAGTTATATTTCCAAATATACCTAAATGTTTTTTCTTATTAGTAAGAAAATAGAAACGGCTATGTTCAAACGTAAAGTCTTCTGTTACACATATAGCAGGACTTGTTAAACTATAATCAATCCCAACGTGTTTCATCTTCTTCTCCAATCTCATCTTCTTCATCATCCAATTCATAACTACAAAATGGACACGACATAGGTTTCATATCTGTTTCTTCATCATTATAATTAATTGTAAATTCAGTCTTACAGTTGCCACAAGTGGTCTTAAATTTCTTTGTTAACTCATTTAACTCCATAATAAACTTTTACAATTTAAATTTCTTGAATTGATCCTTCTGTACGTCTTGTTTAATTCCACCTATAACATAACTTTCAATTTCGGTCTCCTGTGGTGCATTTTGTAATGACCTACTATTTAACCAATGGTCAACCCAAGGTAATGGATTTGTTTTCTGGTCGTATCTTGGTTCTAATCCTATTGCTCTCATACGTCTATTTGCCATATACTCTACAAATTGATGTAATAGTTTTTCTGATAATCCTATCATAGAACCTTTTGAGAACAAATAAGTTGCCCAACGCTTCTCTTGTCCAACTGCATTTTCATACATTGTATAAACTTCTTTTTCTGTATCTCTCATTACCTTATTCATAATTTTATCATTTTCATTATCACGATAGTTATTAAGTATTCTTTGTGTTATTGATAAATGCAAAGTTTCATCCCTTGCAATTAAAGAAAGTATTTTAGCAGAACCTTCTAACAACTTTAATTCTCCAAATGCAAACGAACAAGCAAAAGAAACATAAAATCTTAATCCTTCTAATATATTAACAGTCATCAATGTTAAATATAATTTCTTTTTCAACTCATACATATCAACACTATCTGGTTGTAATTGCCATTTATAACCTAAATTAATCATATCATCATATCTACTTGTTATACTCATTGCCCTTTTCTCAATTTTCTCATCTGTAATTATAGTATCAAAAACTTCACTAGGATTTGAATATAAGTTCTTTATAATGTATGTATATGAGTGTGAGTGTATGTTTTCAAAGAAGTCCCAAGCAATAATACAACTCTCTAATTCAGGTATAGATACAAATGGTAAAAATGCCAAACAAGGACCACGTCCTTGCACACTATCCATCATTGTTTGATATTTTAAATTAGATGTAAATATAAATTTACTTGGTTCATTTAATTCTTTAAAATCTGATATATCTTTTTGTAAAGATACTTCTTCTGGTCTCCAAAAATAACCTAATTGTTGTTGAAACAGTTTATTAAAGATAGGATATTTCATTTCATCATATCTTTGCACCTGTAAATCTTTACCAAAAAACATAGGTTGTTTGGTATAATCTAACTTCTTATCTATATTAAATACACTTTTAGTCATTTATCGGTTCTAATTGGTTTTGCATTCTTTCTGATTCTGTTAATTCATAATGGTGGTCATCACTATCACCTGCTGTCCATTTATTCATATTATCTACACTATACTCTCTAGTAGATACTTTATAATCTGGTCTTTTTGGTTTACTAGGTGTTAATGATTTATCATAAAACAAAACTCTATTATTAGGTTGAGCAGCAAAATGCCCATTATCTAACTTTAGTATATTAAATGATTTATGTTGAGAAGGAGTTTCACTATACCCTACATTATTTTCTTTATTCGTTGCACAACAACTATCTATACTAAACATATAGTTTCCTTCATATAATTTCTTACTTGGTGATAAAAACGTACATCTATTACCACTTACCAATTGTTTCTGTATAATAGTAATATCATAATCAAAACAATCCCATAACTGTAATTCTGGTAATGCTATATCTTCTTTTGTTTTTTTCCATACAAAAGCATTTATAGGTAACTTATCATATAGTGCTCCTGTTTCATACAAATAAGTTTCAAAGTATAATGCTCTGCCTTGAATACTTTTAACAGTACACCAAATACCTGGTTCAAACTCTCCAAAACCTTTTTCTAAATCATAAAGGTATTGTTTTTTAACTAGTACTTCCGTATGTGGTACATTTGCACATAAAAATGCCATAAAGTTCCTTTAAATTACGCAGGTTTCACATTCTTCTTCGTCTTTTTTCTCCATTATAGTTTTTGTTTCTGGCACATCATCTTTCCAACCAATAGGGTGTACAGGTTCCTCTATATCTCTTTTACTATCATATGTATTCTGATAATAGGAAGTCTTCCATCCTAATTTATAAGTTGTTAATAAATCTTCCGCCATTATTGATAAAGGTATTTCTCCTTCTTCATAATTTTCAGGATTATACGACCAGTTTCCACTAATTGATTGGTCAAAATATTTCTGCATTACTGCTACTATGTTTATATATCCTTCGTTAGATTTCATATCCCATAACAATGTATAATTATTTTTCAATTTTTTATAATCAGGTACAACTTGTTTTAGAGTACCTTTTTTACTTTTCTTAACTGAAATATAGTCCCTAGGTGGTTCAATGCCGTTTGTGGCATTACAAACCACGCTAGAGCTTTCAGAAGGCATTTGAGCTGTGAGTGTGCTATGTCTTAACCCAAATTCCTTAATATCTTTCCTCAAGTCTTCCCATTTATAAGATAGTTTCCTAGATACAATCTCATCAACTTCTTTTTTATAGGTGTCTATTGGTAAGATACCATCTGAATACTTTGTTTTAGAAAAGGATTCACATTTGCCCTTTTCTTTTGCTAATTCATTACTTGCTTTTAATAGATAATATTGGAATGCTTCTGATAACTTGTCTACTTCTTTCCAAGCAGTTTTAGTTTCATAACCAAGTCCTAATGTTGCTAAGTAATGAGCAAGACCAATATATCCAATTCCTAAACTTCTTCTATTTCTTGTAGAAATTTCTGCCGCTCTAACTGGATATCCTTGATGGTCTATAACTTCATCTAATGACCTTACTGCTAAATCGCATAAGGATTCTAATTCATCTAAATCTTTTAAAAGTCCTACATTAATTGCTGATAAAATACATAATGCAATTTCTCCTTTACCATCTATATGACTTATTGGGTCTGTAGGTAAAGTAATCTCTTGACATAAATTAGACATATAAATTTTATCTTTAAAAGAGGAGTGAGTATTACAATGGTCTATATTCATAATGTAAATACGACCTGTTTCTGCTCTTTCTTTTAAAATTGACATAAACAAGTCCTGTGCTTTTACTTTAGTTTTCCATACACTTGTTTTTCTTTCTGCCGTTGTATATAGTTCATCAAATTCTTTTGTTCCCCACGCTTCATAAAGTTCTGGTACTTCGTGTGGTGAAAATAAAGTTATATCTTCATCATTAATAAATCTTTCGTAAAATAATTTTGATAACTGTATAGAGTAGTCTAATTTTCTTACTCTATTATCTTCACTACCTTTATTATTTTTTAATACAATAATATCTTCTATTTCTTTGTGCCAAATAGGAAAGTGAACGGTTGCCGAACCTCCTCGTACCCCATTTTGAGTACAACACTTAACAGTTGCTTCAAATTTTTTAAGAAAAGGAATAACGCCAGTATGTTGTACTTCGCCACCTCTAATACGTGAGTTGATTCCTCTAATTCTTCCTGCATTGATACCAATACCTGCTCTTTGGGCAACATACTTGCCAATAGCCATATCACTGGAAAAAATACTAGGCAAAGTATCATCAACATCCACCAAGACACAACTCGCATACTGCCTAATAGGAGTTCGTACACCAGCCATAACAGGTGTTGGAATATTGATTTTAAAACGTGAAATAGCGTCATAATATTTTTTAACATAACTCATCCTTTTGTTTTTTGGATATTGTGAAAATAATGTAGCAGATATCATCATATACATAAATTGTGGTGTTTCAAAAATTTGTCCTGTACTTCTATCTTGCACTAGGTACTTATCAATGACTTGACGTAAACCTGCATATGTAAAAGTATAATCTCTTTCGTGATTTAACCAATTTTCCATTCTATCAAAATCTTTTTTGTCATACCAAGTTAAAATTTCTTTATCATAGACGCCTTTGTCTATACCATTTTGTACGTGTTGAAAAATATGTGGATGATCCCACATTTTATGAAATAATTGTTTTCTTAAACTATAGAGTAATAGTCTAGCGGCAACATATTGATAATTTGGATTTTCTAAAGTGATTAAATCGTTTGCTGATTTAATTAAGATTTGTTGAATTTCGTTTGTTGATATGCCATCATAAAATTGTAGACCACTATTCATTTCTACAGAAGAAGCAGAAACTTGCGTTATATCTTCACACGCATATTCTACCATTTGATGTATCTTCTCAATGTTTAGAGATTCCTTACCTCTACCATTTCGTTTCACCACACTAATATTTTCATTCACCATTTTTATTTACACACTCCTAACATTTCTTATAATAGTTTAATTTAGTTAACGCTTCTAATTTACTAAAGGTATTATTACTTATGATATCTCTTAACTCGCTTATTTTCATTCCATTCATTATCATTTCATTTACATCTTTAAGTTGCACGTCATTTGGCCAAACTACTACGTTATAATTTTTTTCAATTACAGCGTACATCCTTTTTATGATTTCTTTATTACGAGGTTCGTTGTCAAATATATATGTAACTTGGTCACTTGACACTCTTAATGTTAAGTCAGCACCACCTGCTGCTAAACAATTATCTAAAAACAAACTATCAAGTGGACCTTCAACTATGTAAATATGTTTTTGAAAATTTACACGTTCAAGTCCATATACTTTTTGTTTTGTTTCATCAAGTTTAATTGTAATGTATTTTGGTTGTTCTTTTCCAAATGCTCTGCCTTGGAATGCAAACAACGTACCAGTTACGTCAAAGAAAGGAATTATTAATCTAGGGTGTTCATAACGTTCTTTAAAAGTTCCTGGTTTCACTTTATTGGCAAAATTGTGAAATTTGTCAACAAAATAAATTATTTCATAATATTGTGGAGGAATCAATCTCTTCTTTACGTACTCCTTTACAGGATGTCCGTCTTTTAACGTACTTACTTTAATACAAGAATCTAATAAATTTGTTTCTTTAAATTTTGTTGGTTTAAAGTCAAATTTCGGCTGGGGCGTGGATGGTGCCGATCCCTTGTATCTCTCTAATAAGTATTCTCCGTATTTTTTTGGATCCAAGAATTTAATGAAATTTGCTAAATTCTGACCCATACCACAATTGTGGCATTTGAAGAACATATCATTTTTTACTCTATAAAGATATGCCCTTGCTTTTGTTTTACTCTTCTGCGAGTCTCCACAATGTGGACACCTAAAATTGAAAAGATAATCTGTCTTCTTTTTAAACTGGCTTAATGCTGAAGAAATAGCATTAATATACTTTAAATCTATATAACTTGACATAACACTATCTCATAATATACACCATATCACAAAAAAAGTCAAGTCTGTACACGAAAACCTGGTGACAAAAAAATACCCAGGCTATTTTCCTCGGGTAAAAGGTAAGAGTTTTTTACTAGCTCAGCATATTCAAAATTTGCTCAAAATTACCTGCTACTATCCATCCTATTACTATAGCAGCACCTAATATAATCCATCTATATTTTTCTAATACACCAACTCTAACACCAATAGCATTATAAACTGTTTTAATCTCTAGTAATAAACGTCTTTCAGTTTGTTCTATTTCTCTAGTTAAATCTCTACGTATATTGTCTATTTCACCTGCACGTTCTTTTAACTTCTCAAATATAACTTCATCAATTTGTTCTTGTCTATTGATTTTTTCTGAATGGACTGCCAACATAGACTTAATAGATGTTGATACATCTGTTAATTTGTCTATTGCTGTGTCTAAACGGTTGTGAATTCTATCAAATTCTTCAACGTCTTTTTTGAGTTTAGCAATATCTACTTTTGTTTTAATTCCGTTATTTTCGTCCATTAGAAATCTCTATCTATCCACTTGTAAATACTCCAATTCATATAGAGTAATAGACCCATTATTAACCAAAAATTAATTGTTCCCCAATCCATTATACGTTTCTCCATTGTGTTGGCAACCACCATTCGGTGTACCAATGTCTAAATTGTGCTGGGTGTCTACCTATGATAAAGATATACCAGAAACCCTTTATTAATTCTTTTATTGCTGTTAACCTACTCATTAATCCGTTTGTATTATAGTAATATTATTTTGTGTAGAGGAACTCCCTACGTCCACGTGTTGAGCTTCTGAATCTTGTAAAATCTGTATATCTGCTTCTTTACTTGTTTCAGTTTTTACATACGCTCTATGGCTATCATTATATCTATTTATGATTGTGTAGTCACCAGACGTTGAAGCAGTTGCGTTAAAGTCGTTATCTAACGTTGATACTCTTCCTGTAGAAGTAGTACTTGTTGACACACCACCGCTTGTTGTAGTTAAGGTTTGAGTTACATCTCCAGTAGAATAATTTAATGTTTCACCACTAGCAGTTACTTGCGTTTCTGAACCACTATTGTCTACCCATTCAGTACCACAACTAGAGTTGGCATTGTCCCAATAGTATCCATAATTTAAACACTCTTCTTTATCATAACTTGCTAATAATAATTCTAATTCTGCGTCTATATCATAGTCATCTTCGTAACCATATTCATCTTCCCAATTGGTCTCATCTGATTCATTATTGTAATCGTAACCTGTATACCACCAATCATATACTGCGTCCCAATATGTATTCCAATCTGACCATTCCCAATCTGTTATGTACGTATTCTTTAAATCTTTCATCTTCCAAGGTTTAGGTTGATTTTCACACATTTTATAATTAGGATAACTTCCACACCAACCATATAATTTACCCCATATCTTTTTAGATTCTTTAGTCCAACTATCATTGGTTACTTTTAAAGTCCAGTCATCTTTGTACCACGAATTTAACCAATCAACATAGTCTTGGTTACACCAGTAGTCATCATAGCCATTGTACTCACAATAATTTTGTATAGTTAATGTTGGTGGACCGCCTGCCGCTTTGTATTCTGCATTGTTATAATAGTCATCATCTAAAGCAAAATCTTCCCAAGTATATCCTTCAACTACATCTGCTTCTGTTTCATCTTTTGTATCTTCAACTACGTTAACCTCTTCTTCTTCAACTGCCCAAGAAGTTAAACCATAATCTTCTAATAATTCATTATACTCATCATAGTATGCGTCCCAATCAACTGCGTCCCAATCTACATCATCCCAATTAATAGTATCCCAAGTACAATCTGAACAACCAATGGCGTCAAAGTATGCTTGATCCATTTCTGCATACATTTTCTTTGCGTCATCCCAATCCATAGTTTGTTCACCTTCGGCATCCCAAACTGAAATCTGATTATCTTCATCTATATAACCCCAATCTTTTAAATCTTCTTCCCAGGAATCATAATAAGATGTATCAACTTCTTCTACTTCAACTAATGCTGTTTCTTCTGCTGACTTTGTTTCAACTATTGCGTCTGTTTCACCAACAGATAAATCTGTAGCGACAATTGTATTACTATCTTCTACTACACTTGCTTCTTCATTAATTAATGCCTCTTCCATTGCCTGTGCTTCAGATTCTTCTTTAGACATTTCAGTTTTCATATCTACATCACCAAAATGTTTTTGAGATTCATCTTTTATTTCTTCTTCAAATTCATTTAACTCAATAATATCTGACTTATTAGTTTCTATTTTTGGAGGTGTTGGTGCTAAATCATTTGATAAAACGGTTACTGAATTGTAAGCGTTAGTTATTGTTTGAGAACCTGCGTCATTGGATACAGTTACTTGTCCTACTACACCAGAACTATCTGGCAACAAAGTAATAGTTGCTTCACCTGTAGATGTTACCGTTCCTGAAAAAGCAGTACCTTGTACTGTAATTGTGGCATTACCAGCATTGATATTAACTTCACCACCTAAATTAGATATAGAACCTGATTCATATGTAAATGTACCAACATTAACCGATATGTTCATTGCAATTTCTATTGGTACAACAGAAGTATCAAAAGCAAATTCATCAATAGTTAATTCTGTATTTGGTCCCATTGTAAATTTAGTTTTATCAACATATGATAAAATCATACCACCATCTTCTCCAGTTTGGAGAAAGTCATTCATCTGCAACTCATAACCCATTGAGGTATTTTGAGTTGAACCATCTCTTTCGTTCCAAGTCGTACCCATTTGACCTATGACTTCGCCAACTTTTGGACCTGTTATTTGTGAGAAAACACTAGTACAAAAAAGTACCAGAAAAGATATTAAAAATAAAAACTTCTTCATTTCTTAAACACCTCATCTAAATCATTATAAAACGATTCTTTATCTGCATACCCTATTATTCTTACCAATTCTTTTCTACCATTCCATACAATAAATGTTGGTGTTCCTCTAATAGGTTTAATTCTTCCTTCAGCATATGCCTCTTTAAACCATTTAGGTTGATTATATAAATTAATAATAACTAAAGGTAAATCTTCATACTCATAGTCAACTCCTACCTCTTGTAAAAAGTTTTGACATATACCACACATAGGATTGTGTGCCATTAATAATTCATTTGCTTTCGCTGATGATATGCCTAATACTAATAATACAGTAACACAAATTATTATTGCCCATTTTTCCCAAGGGTTGTGAAATAGTTTCATTTAAATTTCTTCTTCTTTTCTTTTCTTTTCCATTTTTCTGGATAGTAATTGTGGATTAGTGTACAGATTATGCCACCCGATAAACATATTGTACCAAATATTAAAAAGAAAGCAAAAAAACCTTTCATTTAACACCCATTAGATACTGTTGCTGTTACGTCTGCTGTTTGATTGTTTCTGTTATAAGAATAAGTACAAGTATATGATCCAGTTTGAGCAAAGTTTAATGTGTAATCGTAAATTGAATCACCTGTTATAGTAACCTTACCAGTATTACCACCACCTGTTTGAGCAAAATTTATTACTGTATCATCTGTATAAAGGAAAATTCTAGCAGTATTATTACCGCCTGCCATATGTAATCTAATTGTATTACTATCGCCATTTATTATCGTTCTTAACCAATTGTTATCGCCAGATATTATAGCTGAGTCTCCATATGGGTCTGTATCAGCACTAGTATAACTAGAGTGAATATCTAAAAGATTTGAACTGCCTATAAAATCGTGTAGTTGATAGTTACCTGTACCATATGATGAAGTGTGTATTACATTTGAATTTCCTACTATGTAAATATCTGCACTTGCACCTTCACTACCTGAACTGTCTGCAAAATAACCGTGTGAAGAAGTTAGTGGACCAATTGCTTTGTTAGAGTTTGTATTAAATCCTACTGAATCAGTTGTACTATACCACTCTACAGTATTACTATCACCGTTCATAAGAACATATAAGAAGTGATTATCACCTCTATTCTGAACCCAAAATGTATTTGAGTCACCAACAATATCTAAATCAACATTGAAATTTGCTGAATCATCTGTCCAAGTATCATAGTCTACTACATTTGAATTACCTGTAATAGTATGACCTAAATAATGACCTGTAGCATCCGTATCATCTATACCTAATCTTAATTTATTAGAATTACCAGTTGCTGTATATAATAAAGTCATATCCTCACCATAAAAGTGTTGGTGACCAGAATAATCTGATACATTATTATTACCTATCTGATTTATAATGATTGTAATGTTCTCTCCATTGACTTTAAATGGATATGTTGTTGAATAACCAACAGTATTACCTGTTCCATCTTGTTTTATAAAGATAGAACCATCGCTGTCTTGATTGTCTTGTTGAATCCAAACTGAATTACCTGCTAGGCAATTACTCGTTAATGCTATTAGAGTCAACAGAATCATTATCATTTTTTTCATCTACTTCCTCCCAGGCTTTCTCGTCTTCTATTTTTTCTTTTATCTTGTTTTTGTTTTCTTCTTTTTGAATTTCTTTTGTTTTAAGTGCTTCTAAATGTGCTAAATGTGCTTGATATTCGTCCCAAGTTTTAAACTTTGTTTTATTGGCTTTGTTATAATTTTTTACTTCAAGTTTTTGTGCTTTCTTTAATTCTTTTTTAGCTTTCTTTTCTTTCTTAAAATCTTCGTATGTTTTCTCTGGTTTTGCTTCGCCAATATCAACTGTTATTTCATCTGCTACTACTTTTAAATCTTCTGTTGGTACTATTTCCACTAGTTCAAATTCCCATAGTCCTTTTTCTGCACCTTCATTAATTAATTCTACTACACCTTTTTCTATTGCTTTTCTTACTGCATAAGTTACAGGTTCATTTCTTGCCACACCTGCTTCAATCTCTACTAACATTGTATCAGTATCTAAATATTTAAATATATCGCTGCCAGTTTCACCTGATATTATAGTCTTCTCAACAGTAAGTGATACCACTACTTCACCTGTTTGTACATTAACAAGTCTTAATATAATTGTAACTACATCTTGTCGCCATTGTTTATGTGCTTGTATACCTAAAATTCTTGCACCAAAACCACCTGTCTTTACATCACTATCATAACCTACTATACCACCTGTTATATATGCACCTGCAAATAACAATGGTGGTAATGGTTCTGCACCTTCTCCATTAACTTGTTGTCTTGTAGAACGGATTAATTTTCTTTCTTGTAATAAACTTGGCAAACTTGCTCGTTCTACTATTCTAAACCATTTGCCATCACCTGCGTCTTGTAATGCTTTAATTAATAACTGATATGATCCTTGAGTTACTGCTGTACTCATAGACGCAAAGTTACCACCAGGTTTCTTTTGTCCTGTCATATCTAAAAAATCATATACTGCAATGATAATAGGATCGCCTTTAGGTAATTTCACTTCCGTTAATTCTTTATACAGAACAGGTTGAGACCTAACATCAAAGTCAGGTTTACCAGCACAACTAACTAACAATAATGTTAGTAATAATATAACTATACTTCTAAACATTATGAGTTGTCTTCTTTCGGCATTGTAAATGTTGTTACAGTTCCGTCGGTCTCCGTGACAGTTACGCTTACAGTATCGTTTGCTCCTGTAGTTGTTGTTGCCCAAGTTACTACTTCACCACCAACTGGTGATGTAAATGTACCAGAGTCTTGTTGTAGACCATCTGTACCAAAAACATTATCTGTAAGTTGTTTAGCAAGTGCTGTATAAAATCTTGATTCAACATTTGCTTTAAATTTTGCTATTGCTGTTGCCTTGGCGTCTGCTATTACTTTATCTGCCGCCGCTTTATTCGCTGCCTTTATAGCATCCTTCCTAGTCTTCTCAATATTCTCTATCGTTAGATAATGTGAAGATTTACCTTGACCTGAAAATGATGGACTATGAAATTTAAAACTTAATTCACTTGCATAGGCACTAGGAACTAACAATAATACTGTTAAAATAATGGTTATTAATCGCATTTTCCTTCTCTCTTTGATGTATATATTTATAAGATATCTGTACTAAATAGTACGTATGATTAAAATATTGACGAAAACGTGGGCAGTATATTTGACGTTGATTATATTACTTGGAATATATATATCAAATCCTATCTTGCTACAAACAGCAAAACTAAACACCTTTGATTTTTACCAAACCTTTGGTAAGAATTATGAATCCAAGAGTTTAGTACTAGTAGACATATCAGACAAAGCATTAAAAAAGAATGGGCAATGGCCGTGGAAAAGAGATTTACTTGGTCGTGTCATAATCAATGCGTATAAAAATGGTGCCGCTCTTGTAGTTTTACAAGTAGTCTTCCCACATAAAGATAGATTAGGTGGTGATGAAATGTTTTTGAAAATGATACAAAAATATCCAGTCATACTTACTGAAACGGATGATGTAAAAAATCTACAAAGTATCTCACGTAAAGCATTAGCAATAGGTAACGTAAGTGTGCCAGTTGATATAGATGGCACTATAAGAAAACTACCTCTTGATAAATCCATACCTGATGTTATCTTAAAAGTTATCAATGCAAAAACTTTAGCAGAAGATACTATCTGGATTGATTTCAGACATCATATTCCTAGAATAGATTTTACTGATAAAGATTGGTCGTCTGTAAAAGGTAAAATAGTTTTCATAGGTACAACATTCCAAGGTTCAACATTTGTTACTACTCCTAATGGATTAAAAAACACACACGAAATTATGGCAATCAGTACAGAAACTTTATTGTCAGGTAATTTTATTAGTAGACCTTATTGGTTACCATATAGTGAATTTGCTTTTATACTATTAGGTGCTCTATTTTTTCTCATAGTTATACCTAGATGTGGTGTAATGTGGTCTGCGATATGGTTTGGTGGATACTTATTTGATTTAACACTTGCAAGTTCTTATCTATGGACGCAACACTTAATCATAACTGATTGGTTCAGTCCACTTGTAATAGGGTCTGTAATATGGGGTCAGTTAACATACAATAACTATTCAAAAGAAAATAAATTAAGACTACAAATTAAGAAACAATTTGAACACTATCTATCTCCAGATATGGTTAAAAAACTACAAAAGAATCCATCACTATTAAAACTAGGTGGTGAAAGAAAAAAAATGACGTTTTTGTTTTCAGACATACGTGGCTTTACTCCTATATCGGAATCTATGAAAGGTAATCCAGAAAAACTTACCAAGTATGTTAATAAGTTCTTGACTGTAATGACTGATATAATATTAAAAAATGGTGGAACTATTGATAAATATATGGGTGATTGTATAATGGCATTTTGGAACGCACCCCTAGACAATCCAAATCATCAAAGATTAGCAGTATTATCTGCATCCCAAATGAAAAAAACAGTTGAAGAAATGAATAAGAGTAGAGAGTTTGACCCACCTTTAAAGATTGGTATAGGTATCAATACTGGTGAGTGTCTTGTAGGTAATATGGGGTCTGAACAACGTTTTGATTATTCTGTTATTGGTGACGCTGTTAATTTGGCAAGTAGATTGGAAGGTAAAAGTAAAGATTTTGATACTACAATAGTAATATCTCAACATACTGCTGAAGGTATTGACTTTGTTCCATTGGCAAGACCAGATGGATTTAAATTCTATAAACTAGGTATCTCTACTGTAAAAGGTAAAAAAGAAAAGGTTAATTGTTTTTCTATTAAATAAATGCTATTATTAAATAGCAACTTAACCCTATAACTATTCCCAATACTGCAACAACACCTGCTAAGGTATATATTGTCTTCATTTTTTGTCTGTTAACTTATTAATAAGTTCAAACGCTACTTTAACTTTCTCTTCCAACACTTTAATTCTATAGTGTGATTGTGCTAAAGTAACTATCAATAACACAAATGCTACTAGCATTGGCCAAAGTCTACTCAACATTAATACTGCTTCACTATCCATTACTGTACTATTTCATCTCCTGTTTTAACATTGGGTCTTGGTTTCTCACAAACTGAACAATCACATTTACTACAAATAATCGTTACCGTTTTTTGATTTCGTAATCCATCTGGACTAGAAGTAGTATACTCCATTAACTTTTCAGGACAATGAGCTTCCCTACCACAATTCTTACACTTTTCCATTACTTTTGTCTGTTAATTGTTTTCTTAACTAAATCAACAGTACTTTTACTAATATCTTTAGTCTTTGTTAATAAATTTCCACCAAGGTTTATTATTTTTGTTCTAGGTGTTATCTTTTCTTGTACAATCTTTTTTGTTTTTGGATCATACTTTTGCTGTAAAAATTCCATTACCATTATTCCTTCTCCTTTTCTTTTTTCTTATCATCTGGTTCATAATATTCTTTATACTGGTCAAGTAAATCATTAGTGTGTTTCAAGTGTGCTCTTATTTGAGCAAAGTTTTTTGCAATTAATTGAAAGTCCTTATCACTCAATCCAAATAGTACTGGATCAAGTCCTTCTGCTTCCATCTTTTGGAATACTTCTTCTGCATTGTCAGAAGTAATTATAATCCACCTCAACTTTTCAAGTTCAGGCATAGTTGGTTTAACTAAATCTAATTTCTGTCTAGGTTCTTCTAACTTAAATATTTTAAGTTGTTTCTCACCGATTGAACAACCAGTAAGTATTAGAACAGCAATGATACTAATTATTATACGGTACATATGATGGATTTGCTATGGATGGGCACTCCCTATTAATTTCTGATTTTTTGGTTGCGTTCTTCTCTTGTTCGGTAAGTGGTGAACCACCTGCTATCTCTACACAACGAATAGCTTTATCACTTGCACCGTTAATAATTCTTTGTATTGTTTCTGTTTTTTCTATGGCGAGTTTACCAAAGTCACGACCTTTTTTATTAAATCTTTTATCTAAATCATCTAAATCTTTTTTAAGAGCTGAAACAAGTTCGTTCATCTTGTTGTTTGCTTTTAAAATTTCTTTAAAGTCTTCTTGTTGCTTAGCAATGAGTTCCTTTTGAGAACTCACTGCTTCTTCCAATTTGATTTGATTCGCTTTTAAAATGGCATTATCGGATCGTAACTTCATTACATACATACCTGCACCTGCAAGTCCTGTAATCATCACAACTACCATCGCCATTTTTAAATAACCAAACATAACTTTCTAGTCTTTCTTTAGAACTGCCCAAGCTCCGTAAGCAATTGCCGCCCAAGCAGCAATTTTAGCAACTGGACTGAAAAACAAAACTACAACGCCTAATCCTATTAATACTCCACCGTGTAATGATGTTAGTTCTTTTAGTCTTCCTGTTATAAAACCCATATTGGTTCTCCTTTTTTATTTTATCTTGGCACCAACTTTTCGGTGCTTATTCCAAGCCAAAAAACCACCTAGTCTTAAAGAATAATATGCTAGATAGTTCATAAGATAGAATCCATTTACTCCGATATTAATATCTCTAAAGATTTCATCTGCTCTTTTTTGAGATATAACACCAAGGGTATCTGTCTTATTTATTTTTAATAATGTCTGATACTTATAAGCATAATCGTGTACCAAACCACCCATTAAAAGTACACCTACTGGTGATAAAAATGTATGCAAGAATTTTGGAATACTTGCACCGTCAAATTTAAATCCAGCTGGTATCGTATATTTTATATCGTTTAATTCGTATTCAAAATCTTCTGCGATTTCCCAATTTCTTGTAGTGAGTATCCACAAAAGAATTCCTTTAAAAAAACCTTTGCCTTTTGTTCTTATTGGCAACGCTCTCATAACTGGCATTTTTTTATATGTAAAGTTATGACATTTAGGTTTCTTCTTATCAAATAAATTGATAATTAGTCCTGCTATAATAACTAAAATTACTATAGACCACATCCAAAACTTCATTGCTAAACTTATTATTAGTTCCATTTATTTCTTCCTTGTTCTCATACTAGATGTTGGTTGAGCACCTCTTACGTGAACCATACCACCCATAGTATTTTCTTTCTTTTTATTTCTTGGTTCTACTTTTGGATCAGCAGACAAAAAAGGTCTTTGATTTACTGCTGTTGTATAAGCAGCGTGTAATCCAACACCTCTAACATTTTTTCCACCTGCTTTCTTTTTAGGTGGTGTATCACCTAAACTTGCTATAGGTTGTACATTTGAATAGTTTCCTATTCTAACACCTGTTGTACCTATAAACTCTTTAAAACTTTTCATACTCTTGCTTTTTCTTTAATAGTCTTTTTTCTTTTAGGTGTTTCAATTTTAATTTCTTCTTTCACAACTCCACTTATTTCATCAATCTTATTTTCAAGTTTATTTAACACTTTATAAACACCTTTCAATACAACATTGTTATTGTCTTCACTCTCTTGTACTTTTCTTTTTAAAGTACCCATAACTCTTTTCTTACCAGTTGGATTCATATCTACACCACCGTGTGCTACTGCATTTGCTGGTGCGTCTTCTTTTTTTTCTTTATCATCAATCTTATTGATGAGTTCGTCCATCATATCTTTATAATGTTTTGGCATACTCATACTCCGATACTAGTTTATTATTTTGTTCATATATACCTACACCTAGACAAGTCATTACTGGTTCATCTTCTATGTCTGGTATATCTCTTACTTCATTTAACATAGTTTCATACTGGTTAGTTTCTTTTAAATATGAAACAACACCTGCTTCTATTGCGTCTTTGTGTGCCATTAACTGTTTATCTTCTCTCAATATCATTGCCATAGCACCAAAAAAAGTACCAAACTTACTACCTAATCCAACTTTACCAAATAATCTTTTCATATTAAAAACAAATCTATGTAAATATGTATATGCTTTTTTATCTTTACTATCTCTCAATGTCTTATTAGGTCTTAATACTTTACCTTTCTTATCAATAATACCTCGTTTAAAAGCTTCTTGCTTTTCCCAAGATGTTACCAATAGTTTAACTACTCGGTAAGTTATTAACATATCTATTGCTCTACTTGCCATTACAGTTCCTTTAACATTTGTTTTATCTTTTCATCTTCATCTACATCACCTAGTTCGTGTTCATAAAGTAATTTAAGATAGTTCAATACTGTTTTTAATACTGACCAATATTCTCTATCTATTTTAAATAATAATAAAGTTATCGCTACATCTGCACTAAAAACATTTTGTAATACTACAATGTGATTAATAATTAATCTTATTTTAACGTCACCTGTAGTTTTATACTTACGAAATAACCTTTTAAGATATTTAAATCGTTTTATATCTTCCAAAAATTCTACATTATCTTCCAATGTAGGATTGCTATAATTTTGCTGAGCAAATAGCAACCAATTATCTTTGGTTATTTCCTCAAACATCTGACCTACACCAATTTAGCGTAGACCTTTGATGTTCCGTTTTTCAAAGTTTCATAATTAACTTCTAAATTTAGACCGCCAGATTTTTTGTGTGATATACCATCATCATTAATATCAGAACCGTCTGTATCTTTTCCAAACCTTCCACCAAATTGACTAACTTTCGCACTAACTTTTCCAGATGTTCCTTCCATATTAACTGGTGATACTGTTAAACCAATTCGGTTTAGTTTTTCTCTCAAACTATCTACCGCTTGTTGTGGTTTAAGGTATTCCATATCTCCTATAGAACCTACAAAAGCATTAACTCTATTTAATACTTCTGGATCGGAAACGTTATGTACGCCTAAATTACCATCTTCAACTGCATTAGATGTTGCTGTTCCAACCATCTTGCCGTCTTCTGTTATGTGTTGTTTAAACGTTTTCATCTTTTTCTTTTCCCTTTTCTTTTGCTGTGTCCTCTTTAGGACAATCAGCTATTACTTCTTCCTCAAAATCGTCCAAGTCTTTATCTTCATTAAAAATCTTAAACTTTTTTAACATCTTCTGTTTTAACTGGAATATCTCCAGTCATTCCTATTAACTTATTAACTTGTTGAATAGCGCCATTGATTGCATTTAAATTTGCTTTCATCTGACCTAAATCCACTTCAACTTGTTTTATATTTTTTGCCAACTTATCAAAATCTACTTGTAATCCTTGTGCTTCTGATTTAAGTTGCTCTATACTTATAGTCATAATTATCTCCTTATATTATATATTATGCAACTGCGTATCCGTTACCTGCAATTACGTTCCAATTTGAATTTTTAAATAACAAAGTAACTGTTTCACCTACATTATTTAAAACGACATTTGTTCCGCCTCTTAAATTTGTTGGTGTTATAGTTATTGCATTACTACCAGACGTTGATGTATTAAGAACAGTTTTAATTTGTCCATTTGAACCGTCTGCTAATGATACTGCTGCTGTTCCCGCCGTTGCGTTCACTTCTGTAACAGCACTATCTACATCTGCAACTAAAGTTCCAGAACCTGTGCCTGTTAATGTTTGGGATGCTTGACCAAGACCTAAAAACGTTGGTACGTTATTAAATACATTTGCCGCTGATACTTTTTTGTTTATCGGTGTGCCTGATGGATCATCTATTACGTGAAACAGGTCTACACTTGCTATTGCGTTACCTAAATCGGTAAGCTGGGTGACTTTTTTATCTGCCATTTGTTTCTCCTATTAACCCTTTCGGGAATGCTACTGTAGGTAATTCCTACATCATAATATTATTTATATGGGCAACCCTATAAAGAATCGCCCATATATTATTGATTATTAAGCAGCGTTTGTTAATGCTACTATCGTTTCGTACTGTACTCTTCCTGCTCTACCACCAGAACCAGTTGTCTTTAAGTTCCAACCTGCGTGTCCAGCACCTGCTGGTACTTGAGCATCCGCATAATTGAATAACCCTAAAGTTATTCCAGTTATAAAGTTATTAGCAGTTGCGTCTTCAAATAAATTTGTTCTATTTGCTGACGTGAATGCTAATTTAGCAGCAGCACAAGCCCATAATGGTGCTCCAGCCGCCGAGTCTGCACTTGAATGTGATGACATAGTATTCTCTCCTTTAAATTAAATTGTTAAAGTACTCAATTCTTAATATATGTGTATATTTATAAGAAAAAGGTGTGTTAGAAACCCAATTGTTTTAATTGTCTTATTGAATTAGACGCTGAAGTATGATATATTCCTATACCACCACGTTGTGTAAAACTATCTGTATTAGGTTTATAATCGTCAATTAATACTGCAGGACTTCTGTATCCTGTTTGAGCATAATTTTGTTTCTGACTTCTCTTTACAAGATTAACTCTTGCACCACTTAAACCTAATTGACTTCTGCACCATTTAGTCTTACCTGGTATACAGTTAGGGTCTACATTACGGTCAACATATGCTGATAGAATATCTGGCGAATGCTTTTTTATATAATTCCACAGTTGTTTACCGTCTGATTGCCACGGCAATGTTTCCCAAAAAGTTTTATCATTTCTGATTGGGTTCCACTTATCTTGTTTTGTTAGGGACATCCATTTACTGATAGGGACTCCTGTTGCTTTCTCGGCACCTTTTTTAAAGTCTGCCAATACGCCGTCCATATCACAATAGAGTTTAGGAAGAGGCATAATCTGAATTGCCTCCTTTAATTAGTATAACTTATCTCTGGATCAGTTTCAATTTTTGAAGCAGGGTTACCAGTCATAGTTCTACCTTTTGTAGGTTCATCTTTCTTTTTAGCAAGTTTTGCTTTTTCTGCTTTTTCTTTAAGTCTTGCTCTTAAAGTTTCATATTTTAGTTTGTAAGGACTTACTGCTTCTTTTTTAACTTCGTCTTTGTCTTCTTTGTCTTCTTTGTCTTCTTTTTTTTCTGCTTTATCTCTTAAAAGTTTTTGTGCTAGTCCAACTGTTAAAGGAACTTCTCCTGTTTCTTTATCTGCAACAGGTTTAATTACTTTACCTTTTTCATTTTCTAATTTTGCTTTTAATACATTAATTTGACCTTGCAACGTTAAAATTTGTTTCTCTTGTGCTGCTGGGTCTTTAGCACTTGGACCATCTTTACCATCTTTAGCATCCCTTGTTGCTCTTATCTTTGCAATCTTTACACCTGGTTTGTTATCTTTTGCAATAGGTGGAATTTTACTTTCATTTCTTGTAGGCAACAGTACAGAGTCTCCTCTTGTTGCTGTTTCATTAGCTGCTTTATTCCAAATATTTCTGATAGTATTTTCTAAATTTGTTGATGGTTCTGGTTTATCACTACCAATAACATCTTTCTTTGGTTCTTTTTTATCTTCTGTAGTAGATACATTTGCTGTACTAAACTTAACTTCTTTTTTCTTATCTGCCATTTTAGAAACTTCTCCAGCGTCAATCGTTTCAGTAGTAGATACGTTAGCAGTTTTAAAATCAACTTCTTTTTTCTTGTCTTTCATTTTAGATACTTCGCCTGCGTCAATCGTTTCTTGCATATCTTCTGTAGGTCTTTGTGTTTCTATTCCTGAAATACCAAAATGTATATCTTGGTCATAACCTTCTGCAAGTTTCCATCCTTTTGCTAAATATTCTTTTTCTTTAGACTTATCTATTACGATAGTCTTGCCGTGTTTAGAAACCATTGTTTCTTTTTTAGGGTCTTTAAGTTGTCTTGGTAATTCTTCTTCTATATCATTACCTTTAGGTTGTTTTTCAGCAACTCTATAACCAAATCTATATTTTTTTCTAACACCTCTTGAAGCAGTACCTCTTCTTGAAGATGAATTAGCTCCACCTGGCATTGCTTCTGAAACAGTTTCTTCCGACATTGCTTCTTGTCTTGCTAAATTCTTTTCGTTTGCTAAATGAGGTTTGATTCTATTGCCATTATATGCTCTTTTATTTTCAGGTATCTTTTCTACTTTACCACCTTTGTCAAGAAAGTCTTTCATCAACTGCTCATCAGCGTGTTTTCCATTAGAAGGTTTCCATTCTTCTTTTAATGCTTTTCCTTTATCCCAATAATGCCAGCTTGTTTTATCCCAAATTTCATCAGGTCCTATTAGTCGTTTAAATTCTCTTTCTGCCTTATTAAAAGCATCAATTTTTTTCATTTTATTTTCTTTTGCATATTTAATAATAAGTGCCGCTACTTCTTTACCAGTTTCGTTAGTTGAAGCTATCCAACTTTGACTTTCTGGATCTTTGTCCATCTCATCTTTACCTTTTTTGTATTCTCTAAATTTTGCTGCTATATTATTCCAGCTAACACCTTCGTCTAGCTTATTAAAAAATGCTATCTTTTCTTTAGGTGTCATTGAACCAATACCACCCATAGTATTTTTTAATGCTTCAGCGAATTTCTTTTTATAACCTTCTTCTTTATACTTCGCTTGATGTTGATATACCACATCCTCAATACTGCCTGGTTTTTGTTTTAAATATGTCATAGTACTATTTATCTCCTCGTTTATGCTGGGACCACAATCTTTCAAAGGTCATTTTAGCACCTACGTGCTCGTCCTTTTTAATTGCCTTAGCAATTTCGTGACCTTTTACTATCGTTGATTTTTTCAACGGTGTTCCGCTATCCTTTTTAATCTCTTTTGCCTTTGCCATACCTATTGCATATGCTTTGTCATCATCTTCTACTAATTTTGATATGTGTGGTATGTCTGCCGCTTTAATTGCAAGTTGTGTAGGTATATCCATTCTCTTAATCATTTGTTTAACAGCGTCGGTTACATCTGTCGCTTTTTTATTCTTCCATACACCCTTAATATTAGCAATTTGTTTATCACTCATTTTACTTTGTAAATATCCACTATCTTCTTTAATTACTTTAGCTGATTTAGTCTTACTCATATCACCTGTTTTATACCACTTAATATATTTTTCTGCTTCAGCAGGTGTATTATATTTACCAATAACTAATTTACTTCCATCTGTTTTTGTAATCTGTACTGTATATGCTTCTTTATATACATCAATTTCTACTGGATCAAAACCACCAGGTCTACCAACAGACCTCTTTCGTTTATTCCATAACTCAGCAAATTTATCTGCTAATTTATCTGCTTTATTTTGTGCGTCTTTATCATTAGAAGCAGTTAATGTTCCTTCATCTTCTTGATCCCCACCATCATTACCGTAATCGGATGATATCTTAATATCATAATGATATGTTGCTTCTGTAGCAATTTGTTTGCCTTCTGGTTCTGGTAGTTTTTGTTCAACAGGTGATGTATTTCTACCCATTTTATTAATCTTAAAACCTTTGCTTCTTAATTTCTGTGCTTTGTTTTGTAAATCTTGTAGAGTTTTTGCGTCTTCAAAACCTGCGTGTTTGCCATACTTATCATCATAAGATAATCTGAAAGGTGCTTTTGCTTCTGGAACATAACTATGTGTCATACTAGTAGTTATACTAATAGGTTTAGTAGTTGGTTCTATTTCAACATCATCTATGTCTTCAACACTACCACCACCACCTGGTCCTATTTTTCTTCTCGCTCTATACTTATCTAATTCTTTTTCATATTTATTTTCAGCATCCTTTTTACTAGTTGCATTAATAACCATATCAAATCTATCTTGACTACTAACATCTTTATAACCTAAAACACCTTGTATTCTCCATCTACCTTCATCTAATTGTTCTCTTCTCATTTGTGCCAATTGGGCAGCATTAGCTCCGTGTTTTGAAATGAGTCTTGCTTGCGCTAACATTGACACAAATGGAATCTTTGCCTTTAATAGTTTTATTAAAAGCGGTTTACTCTTATCAAACTTATCAAATATTTTCATAAGTTTGTTAGCATTAACACCACTTATAGTTTTACCTTGTAAGGGTGCGTAATCTTTTTTCAAACTTGCTATTTGACTGTCTGTAAATTCCTGTAATGTGTCAACTTCTTCACCTAAAATAATTTTTACTGTTGATACTTTTAAATTTAATCTTTTGGCAATCTCTTTATGAGATTTACCTTCTTGATCCATCGTGTAGATATCTTTCATTCTACCTTCATCAAATTCTTCCAGTTCTTCTTTTGCCATAGACACAGGTTCAGTATTCAACCATTCTTGGTGTCTTTTGCCTGGGTGTACTTTTTTACAATCGTGTTCTTCACCTAAAATTGCTTTAGGCATTATTTGTACATCGCCGTGAGATTTTTCTACTTCTTTTTTTAGTAATGTTTTGGCTTTTTCTACGTCCCCTCTTGGAACGTATAAGTTACCGTATGAAAATCTAGTACGGCTAATTCCGTTTTTCTTTAGAAAAGATTGAACACCCCACTCAAAACCTTCGCTCATTTTATAGCGAGTCATACTCATAGGTTCTCTATACCTACTTTGTTTCCACTTTTCTAATTGTTCTTTTAAGTCGCCCATTTTATTTGAATCTATTATCTCTTTTGAAATTGTATGATAAACTATGTCTGCTGTATAAGTGTCCGCCGTGAGTGTCAAATACACGGTTTAATGAGTCCATATACTTTCTGTCTAAAACATTTCCTCTAGCACCTTTTGCTGGAGCATTAACACCAGCTGCCTTCAAAACATCTCCTGTTACCTTATCTACGAAGGCGTGGATACTTCTCTTTTGTCCTCGTTCCGTATCCCAAATTTTGATATACTTACCACCTACACTTGTAGCTACATCACGTCTTTGGTCTCTATATAAATTGGCAAATTGTGGGTGTCTTTTGATTTTTTCCCTAGCGATTTTAAGGTAATCATCTACGCCCTTTAAGACCATAGCCGAACTTTCTGCTACGTATAGTTTATGTACGTATTCTTTGAATTTAGTTGCCATTTCTCTCTCTAAAGTTTCTCAATCATCTTAGCGACTACTTCGTTTAGTTTCGCTTTCCACTCTTCTTTATAACGTTGTTTATATTTATCTATTGTTGAATCTTGGTTTGACCATTCTTTTACTTCCTTTGTAGTTAACTTATCTTCACCAACTTTAGCATCCGTTGCCTTACCTGGGCGTGATATGTATGTATCAGTAGGTTTTCCTCGGTCTTTTGAGTCAACAGGAGGTGCATCCTCTTTTTCTCCAGGTGTCATCTGTTTACAATGATTAGCATAATCAGCACCTATTTCATAACTATCTCTAATTGCTGTGTAAGGTTTAGGTACTGGTATCGTTTCAACTGCTTCAAATCCATAATCAATGTCTAGGTTGTATTCTCTTAACAATGGTTCTTTATCAGCAGCAACTGGTATACAATCCCATATCCAGCATTTGTGTAAATTATTATTTGTATCTTCTAGTACAACATAATTCGTACCTCTTCGTACTACTTTACCTTGTTTATCTTCTTTAAGATATTTAACTTGGTCTCCAATATTGAATATCATCTCCCTAACGTATAGGTCTCTAACTTGTTTCTGTTCAAACTGTCCTAATGTCATAATAGGTTTTGAAGTATCTGGTTTATAGTCTTCTCTTATACCCATACCTTTTCTTACTGCTTTAAACAGTCCATCAACATCTCTAAAATGAGATGGTAGTCCTCTCTTAAATGACGCTACATCACCTTTTTGAGCAGCATCCCTCATCTTGCTCGCACTCATACCTGAAGCACCCTCAGCGTCTGGATCACGCTCTCCAGCAGATATAACATCTATTGTTTTAAAGTTATAATATCCGTGTCTATTTTTCTGGTCGTTATATTTTTTAAGTATCGTTTCAAATTCTCTTACTCTATCACTACCTACTACAAATTTAAGAACATTATGCCCTTTGTTATATAACATAGTAGCAATATCTAATATCATATTTGTTGTATTAATTTCAATGTTTCTAGCATATTGTGGAAATATCTTTTTCATCCAAGATAATTTCTCTCTAGGAGATAATGGATTCTTTTTACTATCTTCTGACCTACTGATATAGATTTTATAATTTCTATCTGCTCTTACAACTTTATTAATAAGTTTTTCGTGACCTATTGTTGGAGGATTAAATCTTCCAAATGTAATTGCAATAGATTTTTCTCCTACTGCTTCTGATTTTAAACTTTTTATTTCTGCGTCTGTTACCTTTTCATCTTCTAATATTTTTTTACATTTGTAAAAGAATTTTGTGTAATGAAATTTCTCCAAATACTTATAGACAACATTTTTAGGTAACTTATGAGCGATACCATATTTTTTAATCTCTTCTGGTGTCAAAGGTCTATTAAATAAATCTCTTCTTGCCTGCATAAGGTTATCACCCATTTCGGACATCTTCTTTATAGCATCCTCTATCTCTTCTAATTTCTCAGCAGTTTTTATATGTAAATCTAATATATCATTTGGTTTTAATTCTTTTAACTCTTCATAGTCAACTATATCTCTTTGTAATTCTCCTTTAACTACATCTAGTTCTGCCACTTTCTTTTGAAATTCTGCCTCATATACTTTAGGATCAAACGTTTGTTCTTTAGGTCTCTTATCAAATTTCTGTTTGAATACATCATAAACTCCTGTAGCAGTTTCAAGATGAGCGTCATTTACTTTAGGGTCTGTTTGAACATAATAATTAATCGGGTGTTGCGTACCTGGTACTAACTTACCACTAACTTCTCCTACAGATTGTCTTGCTTCTAAACCAACTGTTTCTCTATCTTTTTCTGGTATGTCTATCAATACATCAATATCTAAATCTGCGTCATTTCTATATCTCTTTCCAAGAATAGAACCTATTAATTTTACTGACACAACAGGACCCCATTTTGAAAAATGTTTTGCACCTGCTTTAATCATATCTAAAACTTTTGGTTTTAATTTTGGATTTTCTGTTTCTGCGTCATCAAATACACCAACAGCATATCTACTTCTAGGTACATCTATAATACTTTCTCCCATTACCAATCTTCTACCAACACTAAACATTGTATTCTTAAACATTTGTTCTCTTGACATCCAATTTTTTGCAATATGACTTTTAACTGGTGCTCTCATATATCGTCTAACTAATCTGTCACAACCTGCTAATGTTTGTGACACTAATTCTTTATCTGACCTATTATTATCTACTATAATAAAATTTGATTGACCAAATAATCTTTGAAATTTACCTATATTAGATTGCACTTTCTCCCAAGATGTTTGTACAACATACTCTGGTATTTGCCTACTTCTTATTTTATTTCTTTCTAACGCAACAGGTAATGTTGTGTTAACAAATATCATATAACAATCATAACCTAATGCGTGTAGCATATTATATTCGGAATTTATTCTTGCATAATCTCTTCCAGTTGCGTCAATAACTAAACCTAATCTGCCTCCTACATATTGGTGTAACTGTTTCATCATTGTACCTTTTGCTCTGGCTCTTATAAGGTCTCTAAAATATTTTTCTTGGTCAGGCATTTTGTCTGAAAGTCCTGCCTGTTTCAATGCTCTTTCAAATATTGTATCTGAATTAACAAACTTTAATCCAGTTCCAGCAAATGCGGAAGAAGCGATAAAGGTTTTTCCTGAACCTGGTCCACCCGCCATAAAAAAGGCTTTAAATATACCTGGATCGTATACACCTTCTTGTAATAAAAATTCTTTAAACTTCATTTATTTCCATCCTTTTGGCAACGTAAAGTTTGCCCTACTAAATTCTAATCTATCTACTATTTTTACTGCACCTGCTACTCTATCTACTGCAACATATCCTTCAGGTGCTGTTACTCTATATCCTGTTCCAGTTTTAATGTAGTGTCCTATCTGTTGAATTTGATTCATCTTTTGTATCAATGTGTTCTTCGCATTACCTAAAGTTACGTGACTTGCTATCGCCATATATAAACCTGATTTATTTTGATTAATAAATCTTAATCCATCTGCTAATATATCTCTATATTTTTGTTTTGCTTTTTCAGTTTTTCTTTGGTCTATTTCTGTCTTCAAAATGTTCTCATAATAATCTCTAAACATATCTTGCAAGACTCTAACCTTTGCCATACTGCCTTTATTATTTCTAATGTAATGATTGAAAAATGCTTTTAATCTAAACCCTACAGATAAAGGGTCACTAGCACGACTAGTCATTTCATCTAATATCTTACTTGCTTTACCTAAAGAACCTTCTGCCATTCTTAATTGAGCATCAAATTTTCCTAGTTCTGATTTAGTAAAAGTAATAGAACCAGAGTCATCCTTATATTCAGCACTCGCAACCCACACTCTTGAATTACCTGACCCTCTAACATTACCAAAACTTGCACTTAAACTTTTCATATCTTTACCAGTATACATTGTATGAAATACAATACCCATTTTAGCACGAGCAATTTTCTTACCTATATTGCTATTTGATTGTACTGCATATGTGATTGTATTTGGTGTAAAGGTTATCATTTTTTCACCATCAATTGAAGCTGATTTTTTATCGTTAGTAAATAATAAATCACCTTGTAAAATTTGTTTAATGTTTAAACTAGATAAATGATTAAGACATACTGATAATTTTTGAGCGACAGGACCAGAATGGTTCCGTCTTATGTCTGCTGTTGTGTAATTGATTTTGGGAGTTTTGTTGAATATAGATTTAGTACCAACAAAGAATTGACCGTTTTCAGGATTGACACCACATATAATAGCAGGTGCCCCATCCCATTTAACAGTAGTATTGATTTTTGCTCCCGAGTGACCTGCGAGCATATCTCTTACTGATTTTAGAAAGTTAATTGCGTTAACTCCACCAGCCGAACCTCTATTGATTATATCATCTTCTAGGTGTTCTAGGTGTGTGTTCTTGTCGTTTGTGGTAAAACCTTTAAAACTAAACATTATTCCTCATTTATTCCATTAGTATAATCTATATTCACATATCCATTAACAAATCATATACTACTATTTATACTATTTTACTACGTGAAAAAGATTGATTACGATTTCACTAGATTGTCCCCTCCAAAACTGATAGTATATACATATGAAAACACACGAAAAAGACTTTGAGATTCTACAAGATGAAATTCAAAAAGTTTTAGATAAAGCTGAAATAAAAATGAATACTCTTATAGATGATTATAGTACAAAGTATGAAGATGAAGATGACGCTGTACAAATTCAAACTTATGATTTAAGTTCTTTGTTCAGACAGTTATCTGACTTTGTTGAAGACCATATATAATTAATATATCTTTATAAAAGGTCCGTTTGTGTCTGAAAACTCTTTCTTTGAACCGTAGTATAGGACACTTAACCATTCATCAAATTTTTTCCTTTGACTTATGATTTGGTACTGTTGAATATGTTTTAACGTAACTAATTTTGAGAATAATCTACCTAAAACATTTCTATCTTTTTTTATATTTGTTGGTTCTAAACAATATTCTATAACCTTTTTAAAGGTAACATTTTTACTACCTAATTCTATAGGAGCATCCCAATTAACCTTTTCATTTTCAATTTTAATATCTTTAATTTTTTTATATAAATTATCCCAAAATTTTATTTGACTGTCTGAAAATTTACCATCAGTTGCAATGTTGGCATCCTGTGTAGGTGATTCTGGTCTTGCTAAACCTAGTGTCTTTAAAAATTCATCAATAGCAGCTGAAGCTACTTTACCTAATTTAGCTCCACTTTTTCTACCTAGTGGTGTTAAATCTGTTTGAATAACTGTACTAGGTTTACTATATCTAAAACTTCTTACTTGTACTTTAACTATCTCATCATCTATTTGCGTTTTAAAAGTAAATTCTCCAGTATCAAAAAGAGGTGGTTTTGTAACATCTAAATCACAAAATAATGTGCCAGGAATTATTTTAATATCAACACCTTTTGATCCAGCTGTTAAATTAGACTCTTCTATTGACGCTTGGTTTATACCTCTTTTTATTTCTTTTAATGAAACTGGTATCATACTCTTATTCTTTAAAAGAGTTTTCATATAAAGGTTTAACTTTATTAATTTATCTTGTGGTATAAGACCAGGAGTTTTAGCAATTTTTTCTATTTTTTCTTTTATTTTTTTCTCATTTGCTTTTTTTACTAAAAGAATATCCATAGGATTCCAAGAATTTTGTTTGGAAGGTCCTCTAACATCCATATATCTACCAACAATACCCATTAACCAAGGCAGTATACCATTATCTCTACTATAATTATAATTTTTATTGCCTCTTAAATATCTTTTTAAAGCGTCTGCTTGAAGTTTGTAAGTATCAACCCACTTTGCTGGTACATCTGGATATACTTTTTCTATAATAGAAGTTGTAGGAAATTTACCAGTTTCTATTACAGATTCAATTACAATCCTTGAACCGTTTTCTTGTTTCTTTGTTTCTATTTCTCCTGCCATATTCTCTCCTATGACTATTTATATTGGAATTATTTAGATTGGAAACACAGGTGCTTGACTATACCACCGTTCTCTTGCCAGACTTTATTCTTATTTTGGAACTTCGCTAACTTATCAGCGTCTTCTTCAAAAAAGAATTCTGATACAATAGAACCAGTTGGTTTCTCTATGACGTGCCATACAATTTTTCTACCTCTCTTAACTAATTTCTTTTCGTAAGAAAGTTTATAATTATACTTTGCTGGTCTCTTATCGCCTCTACTGAACCTTACTTTTTGTTTTTTCATATACTTTCCAAATAATAATAATTACATCCTTCACCGTGCATACCATAAACAGGATCATATTTTTTATGTTTAACATTAAAATAATCTTTAATGTGATTAGTAAATACAGACTCACTATATCCAAACACAGGCATAGTATCTCCATTTACAAAAAAAATAAGGTGAGGTTTATTATCCTCCTTATTGAAAACTCTAATAAACATTTTTCCTGAAGGTTTTAATATTCTATGATACTCTTTTATAATGGATAGAATATCTTGTGGATAGTTCACGTGTAAAGCACCAGCGTCAATAAGAAAATCAAAACTATTGTCTTCAATCTCATCTAATTTTCTTATATCTCCAACAAGAAATTTTCCTTTTGGTAAACGCTTTTGAGTTCTTTCTATAACCGTTTGTGAAAAATCTACACCTGTTACCTCAAACCCCTCGGCTATAAGCCATTCAGAATTTCTACCATCTGCACATCCACAATCCAAAACCTTTAAATTTTTTTCAAAATTATAATACTTTATAAAATCAACCACGTGGTCATCTTGTTGCTTTCGCTCCATACTAGGATTTTTATAATCCCAAGGTCCACCAGTTGGGTGATGTTTAAAAAATTCATCCCATTCTTCAACTAAATTTTTCATATCATCTTACTACTATCTATTAATTGTGGTTCTTGTTTTTTCTTCACTACTTTTTTTACTACCTTCTTTTCTTTTTTCTTTTTCTTTCCACCAAAGATTCTATCGTATTCCTTTTTATATTTTGGAGTATTTCCTCTCCAAGCACCATCAAATACTTTTCCTTTAACGCCTACTTTCATTCCCATATTACTTCCAATACGTGTTAAAACTTAATACAATCCTTTCTTTACTTTTATTAATACTATCTCCTGAACCGTGCATTAAATAACTCGGAAACATTACCATCATTCCTTTTGTAGGTGTTATTTGATAAGTTTCTTTTGTAAGAGAAGTAGGGTTTTGAAACACTAACTTGCTACTATTTTCATCTACTTTTAAAAATATAACACCAGAGCAAATTGAATTAGGATGACTATGATAGTTTAGTGTACTATCTTCACCTTGTATATTACACCAAGAGTCTTGCATTCTTTGATTGGGTATATAAACTTCGTTCATAATTTTATCTTCTATATCTTTATGATAGTCTAAAATATAAGCGTTGCCTCCCATATTAACATATGTTGTTTTAGCATTGCCTTTAAAGTAATCATACTGCCCTAAATCTTCTTTATTAATGCTATTAATTAATTTATCTATTTCTGTATCATTTAGAAAATTATATTTCTCATATATATCTATTGTAAAAAGTGTTTTCTTATTCATTGTATATCTTGTTTAATTGTCCCATTATCAAATCATCATATAATCCATAACCCCAATCGTCCTTACTTAAACCAAGTGTAGAAACAGGACGAAACATTATACCAAAACAAGTCATACAAGGGCATCCAGAAATTCTATCAATTTTTTCTTTTACTTTTTCTTTATCTTTAAATAAATCTAATATTTTATTTACAATTGTTTTACTCATTTTATTGTTTTTAAAATATTCTTCTCTATCGTTTTTCGCCAACATATCTTGTTTTATACAATAATTTTGCCACTCAATCTTTGTCATTTTAGTTTTTAATATCTTTGTTCTTAATGCACTTTGCCAAGGATCAGGAAGACCTAATATTGCTTTCTCATTAAGATAATTATTCTCATCTAATAAACCTAAATTTTTATAATGTCTTATTTCTTTTTGTTGTTCTTTTTGCCACACCTTATTCTCTTTCGCCATAACTTCTAAAGCGTCAACTGGAGTTTTTCTTATTTCTTTTTTCCAACCTATTGATTCTGGTTTCTTTAATTGTGATGGACTTTTTCTATCGTTTCTAATCATTATACTTTAAAACTCCTTACGCCTTTTAGTCTTTGTTGTAAAAAATTTATAAATTTCCATCGGTTCTCAACTAATTTACCATATCTTTTATAATGACACAAAATACCTTTGATTCTTTTACCAGCTTCCGCCTTTTTTAAATGAGCAATTAAATGTCTTTTGCTAAATCTATCTGTAATTTTTATTACTTTAACTTTTTTAACTACCTCTTTTTTAACTTCTTCTTTTTTAACTTCTTCATTTTTAAATAATATTCTATCAGCTTTTTTGTCTATTTGATTTAATCCTGTTTCATATATTCTTAAATCTCTATCTTTTTTTAAACCAGGACCTCTAATAAATTTTCTATTACCAGTTTGTTGATGGTCTATTATTTTTACCATTATACTTTAAAGTCTGAAAATTTATCGTACGGATCCACTTCAACTTTTTTCTCCTGGTTGGCGTCTACTATGTTTTGTGCTGTTTGACCTACATCATACAATCTCATTTTAGCTCTATCAACCCCTATAATAAATGACCTATTAATTCCTGGGTCATTATATCTATTCTTCAATTGTTTAATCTTTAACTGACCTAATGCGTCTAAATCATCATTGGATATTATTGCAAACATAAAGTCTGCTGTTGCTGGCAATCCAAAACTTTCTGCTGTATCTTCTAGTCCTATGTCTGTACTCATAAATCCAGTTCTTGTTGTTTGTGTAGCAGAAAACAAAGGTACATTAAATTCTACTGCAAGTCCTCTTAACTCTTCAGCGATTGCCTTGATATAAAAATAAGAACCTATATTGCCACCTTTAAATCTACTTGACGCACATATATTTAAATAATCTATGAACACTACATCTGCTTTAAAACTTTTCTTTAATGCAAGTTCATTAAACAATGCTCTAAAATGTCCTGCGTGAGCAGCGGCAGTTGGATATTCTTTAATAATTAATTTACCACCAGTCTTCTTTCTTATCTTATCTATGTTATTATCATATAAATCTTTTGGCATTGTATGTAAATCGTCCATAGTTACATCTAATAAGTTTGCGTCAATTCTTTCAGCAATTCTTTCTTCTGCCATTTCTAAAGTGATATACAATACATTTAAACCTTGTGCCAAATAAGCACTTGCACAATGACACATAAACAAAGACTTACCTACACCTGTACCTGCCAATGCAATATTCAAAGTCTTACTTGGAACACCACCCTTGGTTGCTCTATTCATATAATCTAAATCAAATTGATATTTTGTTTCTTTAGTATGATACCATTTAAATCTTCTATCAGCGTCATCTATATAATCGTGACCAATATGTTGGTCAAATGATACTGCTAATGCGTCTGCTAGTATACTAGGTATTGCTTCTGGTGTTCTTTTAGTATCTTTCTTATCTAATATTCTAATGCCATCTAATACAGCATTATGTACTGCTCTATCTTTACAAAACTTTTCAGTTACATCTAACAACCATTTTGGATCGGAATCTAATTTAGTTATAGAATTAATATTATCTTTTAATGTATTAATTTCATCTTCATTAATATCTTTTCTTTGTCCTAATTCAATTGAAATGGATTCTTTTGTTGGAAGATTATTATATTTCTGAACAAACTTATATATTTCTGTAAATAAAATCTTATCAGTTCTTAATGGAAAATAATCTTCTTTTAAAAACGGCAATACTTTTCTAGCATACTCTTCTTGAAAGAAAAGATTATTTAATATAGTTGTTTCTAGTCTATCTGAATTATGAAATGACTGCTGTACCATCTTTTAATTGTTGCTCCAATATTTCTATTAATATATCACCAATGTAATTAAGAAAATCTACGTTCTCATTTAAATCAAGATTATTTGGATTCTGTTTGATTGTATAATCAAATTTCATTGGTAATGTGCCATCTTTATTTTCTTCTTTTGCAAATCCAACTTTGCCATAATGATATACGACATCTTTATACTTACCTTCGGTAAGTTTAATACAAGAAAAATCATCACCTTCTCTTTGAGCAAAGGTGTATTTCTTATTCTTCTGATCCGTATGTAAATTTTTGTCTTGCGTGTTCATCTATCTTATCTAATACTTCTTTTGTAAAATATTTATCTGGATTCTCATTGACATTTTTACCAAATACTTTAGAACCATCTGGCATTTCATATCTTGTTGATACTTTCTTAAAGATACCTGCCTCTTCACCTAGTTCTAATAGTCCATAATGTTTGTCCAACCCTTTTTTATAAGTTAACTTGACATCAATTTGAGCGTTTTCTTTTGTTATTCTTGATTTGTATATTTTACAATGTATTATATTTCCAATAACCTCGGTACCCAATTTCTCTTTTCGTTTACCAAGATAGATGATTGTTGAAGCAGCGTATTTCAATCCTGAACCGCCACCCATTTCTTTTTGTGGGAACATTGAACCAATAACATCATACGTGTGATTGGTCATTAACATAGGAACATTTGCTTGTCCTAGTTTAAGTGTTAAAACTCTAAATGTAGATTTGACAATTTGTGACCTTGTCATATCTCTTGTTTCTTTACCTTCTGCTGTGTCGGTCATTTCTTTTGTAGTAGATAGCATTCCTAAACTATCTAACACAAACATTAAAGGTTGTCTATCTTTTTCGTCTTGTTCTAAATATTTGTCTACTATTTTAATTGCTTGACTTCTAAATTCTTGTACTGTTGATACTGGTACTACTACAACTCTTTTACTATCAACACCTCTTGACTCTATCATATCTTTTGATACTGCATTTTCTGATTCAAACAGAACAACGCCTGCGTCTTTGTCTTTATCTAAAAATCGTTTGAGAATACCTAATGCGAAAAATGTTTTACCAGTTGCTGCCTCACCTGCAATTGCTGTAATACGGTTGCCTGGTAACCCACCGTAAATTGAACCTGAAAGAAGAGCATTAAAAGAATAAGAACCTGTATCTATAAATGAAGTTACATCACCTGCTGTGATACCTTCACTTGCTAGACTAGCAAATTCATTTCCTGTTTCTTTAATAATCTCTTTTAGAAAGTCTTTCATACTCTTTATATTCCTCTTCTGAATAATTTAATACATAAAATTTTATATTGTTAATATAACATAATTCCTTCACCGAGTCAAGTTCCTTTGGCAGAAAATTATGACTAATGTAATCATCTGGTCTTCTATAAATCGTTATTCTCACGATACTTTTTCCATCCTAAAGGTATATACCATAGTATAATAACTATCGGTATGGAAATAACAACCCAAAAATGCTGTGGGTGTTTATAATATACCATCATACCAATAATACTTCCTATATCTATAACGCTATGTATAGAAATCCACCAACCATAGGTTAGTTTCTCTATAATTTTCTTTCGTAAATTTCTTAAATAGGAACAGTAATGCCTTGACATAGCAAAACCATCATTGATGATGAATATAACCAAACATAAATAAAAGTAATCCATATTATTATTTATATAAACGCCTCTAACGTCCCTACTCTTGCGTGTTTAAATAGGTCTATCTTCTCTCCAAAGCACCAAATATTCTCAATATAAGTCATTGCCATAAAGACATTCAACTCTTCTTTTGTTTTAAACTTTTTAGTACCTTGTGGTCTTTGCATAATCCTCATACCAATTTGACCTAAAAACTTATCTTTAAATCTATCAACTAGTTCATCACTTGACCTATATCTAGTACCCTTAATCTTTGGATCCATAATATTAACAAACATAAATTTTGATTTACTCATTGTCTTTTCTGCAACTGGAAGATAAAAACTATCTCTCCATTTATCATACTCATTAAACTTATGCCAAGATTGTAGTTCTTCTTTCTCACCGCCTTTATTATATTGTTCAGTACTAAAATAAGGTGGACTTGTAAACGCACAATCTATATCTGGTAGTTCGTTATAAGGTAAATCTTCTGCACCACAATTCCATATCTTAACAGTTTTGTTTTTAAAGAATTTACTATACTCTTCTATTTGTTTTTGATAATTCTTATACGTATTTGGATTAGGGTCGCAACCATAATAATGTGTTGCCTTACTAGCAAAGAAACCAGCTAGTCTATCTCCCCAACCACAACTCGTATCTAATACTGTTTCTGCATTGGTCATATCGTATATTGTTTTTGCAACAACTGGTTTAAATTGTGTTGCAACATATGTACCTAATCTTATTGCTTCTCTATAACTATTTGGTGATAAATCTTTGGTACTATTCACACCTCTCCATAATGCACCTAAACATTTCCATATATCTTTTGCATTACCATTTTTAAAAACTTCAATTGGTGCTCTAAAACTATAACTTGAACAATTTAATCTTAACTCTTGATGAAAATAATTACTACATTTATTATATATTGAAGGAGCGTCAATTAGTCCTAGACCATATTTTGAATAAGGATACTTATAGTCATCATACTTTTCAAATATATCTTTATGACTTTGTTCATTAGGTGTACAAAGTTTGCTAGTATCAAACTTACTTAATTTTATTATATTATCTTTCATAACATCATATGAAATTTTATTTAAAGGAAATTCTGGTCTATGTTCAGCAATATATTCTGATAATAGTTCTCTAAATTTTTCTTTACCTATTTCATCTGTCCAATTTTTAAATTGGATAGAATCCATTATAGGCAATCTATTTTCGTCTGCGAATTGTTTAAGGTCTAGGTTTTTCATTGTTCCATAATATTAATAATAACATTGGTATTATAATACATAAAGCTGATAAAGTTAATGCAAGTAATAATGTCATACAAAAAACGGATTCACTTTCTTTAATCTCTTCTCTATGTCTTTAAAATAATTCTTTTCTCTTTCTATCAAGTAATACTTACGACCTTCTAATAACGCCGCTTCTCCAGTAGTACCTGTACCTGCAAATGGATCCAATACTGTTCCATCTTTAGGTGTAACTAACTTAACAAGATATCTCATTAACTCTAATGGTTTAACTGTAGGGTGTTCTGTATTTCCTTTTTCTTTTTTGCTTGCCTTGGCACAATAGAAAAATCTAGCAGCCGTACCTGTATCTCCTTGAAATGATTTACCATCATCACCTCTTTTTTTATATTCGTGGTCATAAAATAAAAAACTACCTTTTTCTTTTTGTACAGGTGCTTTTGCTCCTTTATCTTCACCAAATTTTCTAAACTCTTCTATAACTTCTTCTGATCCGTCGTGTATAACATTAGCGGGATATCTTCCATCTATTTTTTCTCCTGTACCAATTTTCTTTAAACCTAATTTATAAACTGCCTCTTTATGTTTTTTAGGTTCTCTTCTGTTTTTAGTTGTGTCCCACTCATATCCAGGCACTCTACACTCATCTATGTTTAAACTTTTATTAACACCCTTACGTGCCATTACAATTGGTTCACACGCAGGTTTTAAATAGTTTTTTCTTTTAGGAAAACCACTACCATATAACCATTGTATCATATCAAATATTTCAAACCCAGCGTCTTCTACTGCAACTGCCATTCTATGATAATTTCTAGTGGCAGCAAATGATAAGAGTACTGCACCTGGTTTCATAACTCTATATACTTCTTTCCAAAAATCTTTATTAAATGCTATATCACCACCGTCCCAAGTCTGTCCCATAAATCCTTTTGCCGCTCTATGATAAGGACCATTACGTCCTTCTTTCTCATCTTTATTATTAATGCCTTTTTGACCTGGACCAAATCGTTTAAGTATAGACGCCAAATGATATGGTGGATCAGTTACACACGAATCAAATCTATTATCTTCAAGTGTTTTTAAATGTTCTAAACTTTCTGCGTTTTTAATATCCATATGCCTTACCTAAAAATCTCACTACTAATAAAAATATAATAAACTGGTAGAGTTTTATATTAGTATTCTGTGCTAGAAAACCTCCAAACAATACAGCAAAAAACATTATAAAGTTGTTCATCCTAAAAATGCCTCCAGACTTGCTTTCTTTTCGTGTTCCCAACCTATTGAATTTAATATAAATCTCATAGGGTCTAGGAAAGTTTTCTCAAACTGTACTTCATAATCAATATACTCTTGTAGATTAAACTCTTTTGGTAGTTTAGTTATATAACTAATCACATCAAACTTAAATGGATTTGCTTGTAGTAATTTAATAAACTTAATCTTATCTCCTTCTTGTATATAAGGATACTTATTCTGCAATCCAAATTCTTTTATTTGATGATTATAAATCAAAGAACCTTTAACGTGTATTGGTGTACCTTTGATAAACACATCTTTACTACTAGCATATTTTCTCATATTATTACAAGACCTTGGAAATGATATCTGCTCAGCAGACATACTCATAAATTCTTTTTTGAAACCTGCAATGAAAGTATGTAAATCAGATTGTTCTTTTGACATAATTATTTTAATTGCTTCTTTAATCTTACCTCGGCATACTTGTGGAGTTGAAGATTTAATTGCCTCTACACCCATAATCTTTAGTTTAGGTTCAGACAATCTTACATCTTCCTCATCTAATACATTTAACATATATCTTTTTTTCGCAACCCATATACCTTTGTTCGCAATAACTTCACGTGCCATAACCATTGCGTTCTTAAATGCGTTGGTATAGTCTGCAATGTCTTCAAATTGTTTTGCGATAAACGGTTCCAATTTGTTATCACATACCTTAGCAAGAAAATCACATACTTGTTGGTCTGTTTTATCTTTACAAGTCTTCTCTACAAGTTTATCAAACGATACATAAATTGAATCTGTATCAGACGCTAGTACATAATCTATTTCATTATGTGTTTGTAATATTTGATTTAGATATTCATTTACTTTTTGTTCTACAAATCTAATAATGAATTGTCCTGCTGTAGTTACAGCACTTGCTTGTGCTATATCATAATATCTAAAGTACTGATTACCTATTGCACCATAACAACTGTTTAATGCAATCTTTCTTGCCCATTGTACATTATGACATCTAGCAATTTCTTTTTTTAAATCGTTTGTTGGATTCTTTTGATATTCTCTTTGTGCTTTTAACTCACGTTTCTTATATATCACACGGTCTTTATAAATCTTTTCAATCATTTCAGGTAAGAACCCTTGACTATCTCTTTTAAACATTGCACCGTTAGGTGTTATACAAGCACCTTCAGTTTTTAAATAATCTAGGGGTGTCTTCTTACTCAACATTTTATTCACAGAAACACCAGATGGTTTAACACCTAATATTTTTTCGGGAGAAATATTATATTGTACAATAATATGTGGATAAAGAGAGTTGATATCAAAAGACACCACCCATTTTTGCATACCAAGTCTAGGTTCTTTCACATACGCACCTTCATACTTGGTGTCCTTTACGTGGTCCTCTCTAGGAGGTACACAAATCTTTTTTGTCATCAAGTGGTTTGCGATTAATGTATCCCAAACTCTCACCTGTGAGAAAATATCGTTATAGTTTACTTTAGTTTCATACGCAAAGGTTAAAGATAAATCAATTAACCCTAACTTGTCTTCTAAACCATCAACTATTTCTACGTCTTGAATATTATACTCTACGAATTTTTGAAAATCTTTTGTATAGAAATCTTTAAATGTTGGATATGGATTTTCTACTTTAGTTTCACCTAATTCAGTTTCACCTATAAAAGATAATCTATAACTCTCTTGTCTTACTGGTATAAACCATTTATATAAATCAAGATAATCTAACATTGCAATACCAAACAATGAATAATATGTATTAGGTCTACCTCTTATAATTATTTCTTCTTTATGTATTAAGTTCCAAGGCGACATTCTACTTGCAACTTTAGCACCTGCAACTAATTGAATTCTATTCATCAAGTATGGTAGGTCAAAGAATTTAGTATTCCAACCTGTAATAACATCTGGATAGTTCTTCAACCAGAATTTCATAAACTCCATTATTAAATGTCTTTCATCTGTACATTTAATATAAGTTATGTCTGTACGTAAAGTTTTAAACTCACCAACACCCCACGTTATAAGTTGTTTGTTTGATTGATTCTTAACTGTAATACATAATAGTTCTTCAACTGGATTATTTACTTCTGGAAATCCATTTTCACAGGTACATTCTATATCTAATGTAAATATTTTAATTAATTCTTTTGACCACTTAACTTGTTTTGTATACTCTTCATTGATGTATTGATAATGAAATCTATCAAGTCCATAGACTGGTGCATTTTTAGTAGCGACATCACGTTTAAATCTACGAGCAGCGTCAATAGATGAAAAAGTAATAGGTCTTAAATTATGTCCTTGTAATGATTTAAATTCTTCTTGATGTTGTGATACTGAATATAATGTTGGAGAAAAATTAATCCTCTCTTTAAACTCTTTGCTATCTCTTACACCTCTAACAAGTAGTTTGCCTTTATGTTCTATTACATTTTTATAAAAGTTCATCTGGTCTCAAATGGAGAATTAAACCGTCAAGGTCTTTAGTAAGTTTTATTTGACAACTTAATCTACTAACACCTGGTTTATATCCTCTTTCATATTCTAATTGTTCTTCTTCTATTGATAAGTCTTTTGGTTTTGGTACTTTGTCTATCCACTTCTCATCAACATATACGTGGCACGTACAACACATACAATTACCACCACAATCGGCAGGAATTTCTGGTATTGGTACGTGTGATTCAAATTTCGCTGCCTCCATTGCACTCAAACCTTCTTTAGTCTGAACACGAATCTTGGATCCGTCCCTTACAAAATATACATCTATCACTTATCTAATGTAGGCAAACCTGTTTCAGTTATTAACTGTTTTTTAGGTGTTACAATAGATGAAGTACTACTGACATAGTTTTGTGTAATATGTTCTTTTGGTTTTGTTATAGATACAACTTTATCTGCGTTGACTTCAACAATATCTCCATCTGAATATGGAGCGTAAGGCGTCATCATCAACTGTATAGGTTGTCCCTTTGCTGATTGTGTTGGTATGATAACGTACCCTTTATGTATTGTGATAACTTTTGAACCTACTGTAATTTTTCCGATAACATCTTCTCCAGTTATCAATCTACAGATTAAGATTTTAGTTTCGCTAAGTGCCATTATATTTCTCCTTGATTATAATATATCATAGAATTAAAAATTAGTCAATGCTAGTTCTAGGTACAAATGGTGTATACCCTTGTTCTTCTGCTTTTTGGTCGTCTTCTCCTACAATGGCATTAACTTCTGGAACATAATGCTTAAGCATATCTTCCACACCTTGATGTAATGTTTGTTTAGACATTGCACATCCTGAACAACTACCTGCTAGTTCTAATTTTGCAACACCTAAATCCATATCAAAGTCTAAATAATTTATAAACCCACCGTGTTGAGCCACAGCAGGAGCAACTTTATCTTCCAAGATAAATTTAATGTCCTTTGCTATCTCTTCTTTACTTCTGGTTATCTCAACCATTGTAGACCTTTCTTTAGTTTTTTTGTAAGTTAATTGCTGAATTGCCTTTAGGCGTTTCAGTAATATCAAAAGATATTTGGTCACCTTCGTTCAGTTCTAAATTTGCTTCTTGAACCGCTGAAGAATGAACAAAAACATCTTTTTCGCTATCTTCTCTAGCAATAAAACCATAACCCTTTGTCGGGTTAAACCATTTTACTTTTCCGTTTATACTCATCTTATTTTTTATTTTCTCCTTTCTTATCATCTAAACTATATTTTGTCGTAATTATATATTTTCTATTAGGGTTAACCATAACATTAAATCTATTCATAGTTTCCCTATCAAATAATATTTTAGATTTTTCATCCCTATCATCTAGGGTAAATTCTACTTCTTTGTAATATCCACCTGCAAATTTTACATCAAGTTTAATTACTATTCTTTCTTCTTTATAATCTCTTAATCCACCTACTTCAATTGTTTGCTTACGTACTATATCGTTTGATAGTGTCTTACCTTCTAACGACCAAGTAACTTTACCACCTGATTTTTTTATTTTATCAGCGTGTATAACAGACGTACCTGAATTACCTGTATCAAATTTACCTACTATACGTCCAAATGGATGTATGTAGACAACTTCTTTATACCCACACATAGTTGGAACTTTTTTCCAATGTTCTCTATTTTCAAAGTGTTGTATAATTTCTTTACTTAAATTTCTATTTGTTGCTTCTTCTATACCTTCTGTACCTGGTGAAGAGTTAACTTCAATAACAAATGGTTCTTCGTTTACTCTATCTGCTGACGGTATAAAATCTACTGCAACCCATTGACCATCTACTGCCTTAGCAGCTTTTAAACTTTCTTCTGTTTCTAATTTTGTTAATTTTAATTCTTCTACTTCTGCACCTCTTGATACATTACTTCTAAAATCTCCTGGCACTACGTGTCTTTTCATAGCAGCAAATACTTTACCTTGTAATACTAAAACTCTAGCATCCCATTTAGTTTTTATATATTGCTGTAATAATATATCAGAATCCTCATCTTGTTTATTAAGTAATTGTACTATTGAATCTAATGATTTTTCTGATTCAATAAACAAGACACCAACACCTTTTGAACCTCTTAATGTCTTTAAGATAACAGGAAACTTTTCTTCTAAACTATTAAAAGATTCCATTGAATTTTCTGGATCAGTTACCAATACTGATTTAGGTTGTCTAATACCATAGTCTGCTAATCTTAATGAAGTTCTATATTTGTCGGCACACATACTAACACATTCTCTACTATTAACTACACACACTTGGTGTTTTTCTAATCTTGATACCAAGTCCATCCAACTATCTCTACGTACTACTGAACCTCTTATAACAGCAACTGTATCTCTTGCCGATACTCTAAATCCTTTGTTGTCATCTTGATTATGGAAATACATTTCTCCATCATCTTCAACAGTTACATACCCACCAGTATTTCTATAGATGTATGACTTATGACCAAGCTTATCTGCTTGTTTCATTAAGTTCTTTGCTGTATGGAAATTTAAATCATTTTCAGGTTCATCTGATATAATGATTAATCTATATGATCCAGAAGTTTTTGCTTCTGTTATGTAATCTTTGAATTTTGGTATCTGCATTTATTCATCACTCATTGGACTCGTAGTTGATGTTGTTTTTAATTCTTTTTTCTTGTCGTCCACTTTCTTCCCAATGTTGTACTTAGCAGATAACGTCCACTCTTTCTTTTCTTTAAATGGTAATACTTTTATCTGACTCAATGGTGCTTTATCTTCTGTTATATCCTTTTTAACTATATCAATTAAGTTCCAATCTTGTAATAATAAAGATATGGTATTTCTTCTTTGAATATCGTTTTGAGTTAATGTAGATTTTTTACCATCTAATGCAAATAATTCCTTGAAATGGACTATATAATATTTGCCTTGCTTGTGTAATATATGACAAGATTGATATAATGTTTTATCTTTACGACTCGCCACACCTATTCTTGTTAACGTTTCCCTGACTTTTAAAAAATCATCAGGTTGTTTAATGGTCACCTCAAGCATATCGCCTTGTGACCAACTAATAATATCCTCACTCATTTAAACTTTCTCCCACCTTGTATAAGGTTTAATTTAAGTCTTTCAATTTGGTCATCTGTAAGTATGTTGAGTACTTCCTTTGCTTTTATATTGCTATATCCATAATACTTTTTTACAACGTCTAGGTTCTTCAACTTGGTTTTTGATAACCACCTACCTCCAAATCGCCTTTTCTTTCGTATACTATTTATGAAATAATGAAATTGCATACGTTTAGGAAGAAAATGATAACCGTTCATTTCATTACTATGCATTACGGTATCATAGAACATAGATAGACAACGGTTAATTACAAAGGGTGGGTATTTCTTTTCCCAAGTCGGGTCTGGTGTGTCTAATAAATTCTCTTTTGATTCATTAATTGCTTTAAGATAATCAGAAAGTTCGTACATTATTTAAACCAATGCATATACGCTAGATATGGTACTAATATTGGATAGACCACGTGTTCAACAATTTCATATAAAACAAGTACAGTTAATGCTATTGCCCACCACTTACTTGTTTTTGCTTTTTTAGAAACATAGCCAAATACTTTACTATGCCATTTACCTATCTTCTGTACTATTGCGTTCATTAATATCCTTTATTTAAACTTACAATTTGCCATTACTTCTGTTAAACAAGCAACCATATTAATCTCTTGGTCTGCTACCCAAACAGACTTATATTGATATCCTGCAATAACTAAAACTGCCTGTGGAATAGATTGTGGTTGTAAATGTTTGTATAGTATTTCATATACGTTTGAAAACAATGATGATGGTTCTTTATCTAGGTTTTGAATAACCCATTTTCTCATATCATTAAATCTTTTTTCTTTTAAAATTGCTACAAGTTTTTTCGTATCTGCTTCAGTTAAACTAAACAATACGCCACTATCAATTTTACCTCTTACTGAATATCGTTGAAGTTCATTAATAGTTCTTCTGAAATCTGGAAAGTATTTTTCTATTAATTCTGAAAGGACTTTTTTATCAAACTCTATCTTTTCTTCTGTTAAAATACTACACAACCTATTCATAAATTGTGTCGCTACCTTAACTTTATCACCAGTAATAGCAAAATCAATAACAGTACATCTACTTTGCAATGCTTTTAATATCTTATTCTTATAATTACAAGTAAAGATAAATCTACAATTCTTATAAAATGTTTCTATGAAATTTCTTAATGCAGGTTGAACGGACTCTGGATTCATATAGTCCGCCTCATCAAGTATAACAACTTTATGACTTGCTGTTTCAGTTAAAGATACAGTTGACGCAAAGTTTTTAATCTTATGTCTTAACGTATCTATTTGTCTACCTTCGTCTGATCCATTAATGATAATGTAATCAACACCTAACTCTTCACATAAAGCACGTGCTACAGTAGTCTTACCTGTACCTGCTGTACCTGATAGTAATAGGTTTGGGAGTTCTTTTTGATTTACAAACTGTTTAAAAGTTTCTTTTAGTTCATTGGTTAAAATACAATCTTCAATTTTTCTTGGTCTGTACTTCTCAACCCATAAATTTTCTGCCATAATATATTCACTTTCATATAATCAACCCTATCAATACTCCTATTATAATACCTTCCAACCAAAATGCCCACCTGTGTGAACCTCTTGCTGTATGTTTACAAATAAAAGTACACGTCCAATCTTTTACTGACATAATTAAAACTCACTATCTGGTTCTAATGCTATCCAATATTGTACTGGTTTATTTCTATTAACAAAATGACTTATTCTTTGTTTAGAAATTGCAATATCATAATCATCTGGTATGATTTTTAAATTTTCTGCTTTGAAATATGCTACAAAAGTTTTATCAGTTGTACCTACTACAGCAGAATAATCGTTAGATGATTTATTCTTTTTATCAGTTGCAATCATTGTAATATTTTTACCATCACCTTTTACTGCAATGTCTGGTAAGTTCAATGTAACTATACCTTTTAATAAGTCATTAAAACATTTACCCTTTAATGTAAAAGTTACATACTTATCAGGCATATTAATTGATTTAGTTGGTGCTACAATTACTGATTTATCTGCAAAGAAATACTTAACAGATTGTCTTGAATTGGCGTCTGATATAACCAATTTGTTAGTACCATTAAATTTGATATCTGATTTAGAAAATAATTCAACTGCTCTTAAAAATTCTGGTAAATCGTATATCGCAAATTCTTGCTCAAATTTATTATCTATGTCTGCTTCAGCAAGAATATTCTTTAAAGTAGAAATAGTTTGTAGTTGCTTTCCTGGTTTAACTAAAATGTTTTTATTAATTTCAGAAAAATTTTTTAAAATTGCAACTGTACTGTTTGATAGATTCATATCAACTCCTTCATAATTTAATCATACTGTAATATATCACCAACCTCACATAAAGTCAATGTTGGTTTACTGAACAGGACAATTTGGATTTTCTGTTAAGTCTACAATAGTAGCATTTGCTGTAACCAATTGGTCTGCTAATTGAGTTGCTACTGCTTCTGCTGTAGATAATTCAGCTTGAAATACCGACAATTCATTATTGGTACTTTGTAATACATCACGAATTGAAGCTATTTCCAATTCATATGCTTGTATTGTACCTTCTAATCTTGCAATACTATCCAAATATTCTGATTCTACGGCAGAAATACCTACTTCAGCATTTTCTAGTTCTGCTTGTAATCCATTAATATCATTTTTTTGGTCTATAGTAACTATCAACAATGCAAGTACAACAACAAATATTGCTATCCCTACACCTGATATCTTCTTTTTTATATCTTTAAGTTTCATTTATTTTCCTTCTTATCAATTAATTCGCAAGTAATCTCATCTGCTTGTAACCCAGCATTGCTATCAAATATCCATACGTAAGAATAGTGAACCTGGTCACCTTTTGCTACGCACTTTTTACCGAATGCTATACTTGGATTTTTTATGCTTGAACAAGCGCTTAAGAGAATCAAACTCATTAAAATCACTAATATTTTATTCATAATTTCCTCATTTAGTTTATTATATAACAATAGTATTTATAAGTCAATGTTGGTTCGGCCCAAAAAAAATAGCGGCGGTTTTACCCGCCACTATCTATATTACGTTATTATTTAACGTCTATTGTTTTTAGTTTCTTTTCTTCTGGAATAATCTTCTCCATAGAAACTTTTAACAGTCCATCTTTCAGTTCAGCACCTTTGACTTTTACGTCATTAGCGATTGTGAAAGACCTTTTAAAGTATCTTTTAGAGATACCTTTATGTATTACTTCACCGTCTTCATCCTTGTCGGAAGCTTTATCTTCCTTCTTGGTTTCAATAGTTAGCATACCGTTTTCAACATTGACAGTAATGTCTTTCTTGTTGAATCCAGCTAATGCAACTTCAATATCGTAAGTATTCTTACCTGACTTAACTATATTGTATGGTGGGTAACTAGGTTGTATATCGTTAATGAAATCGTCATCAAACATTGAACCGAAATGGTCAAAGATTGAATCAAATCCAACCGATACTGGTCTTAACCTGTTAAAAATAGATAATGCTTTATTGGTCATAAAAACCTCCTTTTATTAAGCAAAGTTATCGTTTATGAGTCCCTTAATGGCAACTCACTACTACTTATATAAGTACTATCTTCCAAAATACAAGTAGCGCCGTTAGTTTTATTTTATAGTGTATGAAACTAACAAAAACTCACTCGTAGTGTCCACTTTCGTGTGACCTTCTATAGCTTTTAG